TTCCGCTCTTCCACTGTGAGGATTCGTAACATGAAGGGTAAGTTTCTCGGCGACACCAAGGGCAACCGTGACCTGAACCACAACCTGTCGAAGGGTGGTCATGGCGGTTCCGGCGAGTCGCACAAGGGTGGTGCTGGTCTTGGCGGTAAGTTTGCCGGCGGCACCAAGGGCAACCGTGACCTGCCTCCGAATCGCTCTGGCGGTAAGTGAGGACCTGCCATGAAGAACGGTAAGGTCACCAAGGACGTGCGTCTTCGTAGCCTTGACGGTGTGCGCGACATCAGCTTCGGTTCTGCTGAGTGGGAGGCACGCATGCAGCGCGATCTCTCGAAGAACGGCAAGGCTGCCGCTGCCGCCCGTAGTGGCGTCTTCGATGACGACAAGGCGCGCGATGCTCGGTACCAGAAGATGTTCGTGCTGTGAGACTGGTACTGACTGAGCGTGCTGCTGAGGCGCTGTCCCGCTTGCGGGGCAACCCTGACTTCGAGGCTGTACTCGACTGGCTGCAGGCGGCCGACAAGCAGAGCGCGGACACCTTGCTTACGCTGGACGTTCCCGCGTCCATCTATCGCGAGCAAGGGTTCATCCGTGCTTTGCGCGAGTTCGCCAAAGCCAACACCGAGGCCCCGGGGACTGTTGAGCGGTTCAAGGAAAACGCCACCAGTTCTAGGGTGTAACGTAACCATCAGGGAGAATACACGTGAGTGCTCTGCCCGCTACTAACCTTCCGCGTGCCGTACGAGACCAGATCGCCAAAGCCAACCAGATCGCAGAGGAGATCAAGAAAGCGCAAGCAGGCTCGCCGCCTGCCGACGACGAACCGGTGAAACCTGAACCGGAATCGAAGGCTGCGGAGGGAGGTGATCCTACATCTCCTCCGGCGACTGCTCCTCAGAAGAGTGAGCCTGCTGCACCAGCGCCGGACGGTAGTGCAGGTGCCACTGCTGACGACTACAAGCAGCGGTACAGCGTTCTTCAGGGCAAGTACAATGCGGAGGTGCCACGTCTGATGGCGCAGGTGAATGACCTGATGGCCGTCAATGCGGACCTGCGCAACCGGCTGGCGGAACTCGAGATCAAGGCTGCCGCCTCATCCAGAGCGCCGGCCAAGACCTCCCTGTCCCCTGTCACCGAGGAGGAAATCAAGGCGTTTGGTCCTGACCTCTACGACTTCATCCTGCGCACCGCAGCGCAGATTGCGGCCAAGCAGGCTGAAGACCAGACCGCCGAGCTTAAGTCAAAAATCCAGAAGGTGGAGGAAGCCGCTTCCACTGCCGCCACTTCTGTGGCACAATCTGCTCGTGAGCGTTTGTTTGCGGCTTTGACCGAGGAAGTTCCGAACTGGAATGACCTGAACAGCGACCCGAAGTTTTTGGCGTGGCTGGATCAGGTGGACCCTTTCTCGGGTCAAGTCCGTGGACAGATGCTCAGAGAGGCGTACGGAAAGAATGATGCCCGGAGGGTAATCGCTTTCTTCACGCGCTTTCTGCAGGAAAACGCCGCTGTGACTGCATCCAGTGACGGCCGCGCTGCTCCAAAGCCCAAGGGCGAGGAATCACAGCGTGACCTGAGCGAGTTCACGGCTCCCGGAACGCCAAAAACCGGGCCAGCAGGCGCTCCCAATGAAGGCGGTAAGCGGGTGTGGACCCGCGCTGAACTCCGTGCCTTGTACGCGAAGAGGAACGAGTATACCCGTCGTGGGAAGCCTATCCCCGACTCCCTCCAGAAGGAGGAACGGGAACTCGCGAAAGCTCTCGCTGAAGGCCGGGTTGTTGGTTGACCGTTTTTAGTTTGAGGAGTAACTGCAATGGCTTATCCTGTAGCTGGTACCCCGTGGTCTGGACTTAATCCGACCCCGGCCTACTCGGGCACGTTCATCCCCGAGGTCTGGTCTGGCAAGCTCATCGAGAAGTTCTACGCAGCGACGGTGCTTGGCGCCATCGCGAACACGGACTACGAAGGTGAGATCCGGAACCAAGGCGATCTTGTCAAGATCCGCACGCGTCCGACGATCCAGATCGATAACTACTCCGCCAATCAGGACCTCACGGTTCGTCGGCCGGGTAGCAACATCGTCGAACTGCTGATCGACAAGGGCAAGTACTTCAATCTCGCGCTCGACGACGTGATGGAGATCCAGTCGGACATCGACCTGCTCTCCACGTGGGCTGAAGATGCTGCCGAGCAGATGAAGATTGCTGTCGACACCGACGTGCTGAACTACCTCGCCACCACTACTGACATCAACTCTCTCAATCGGGGACTTGCTGCTGGTAAGGTGTCGGGGGATGTCAACCTCGGTGAGTACGGCGTGCCGGTGTTTGTCAACTCTGCTTCGCAGGGCACTGGGGCTGGTAATAACAGTTCCAACGACAAGTCCATCACCGACTACATCGTCGAGTGTGGTCAGGTTCTTGACGAGCAGAACATCCCCGAGACTGGTCGGTGGATGGTCGTGCCTGCGTGGTTCGCTGCGAAGATCAAGAAGTCCGAACTGAAGGACGCCTCGCTGTCCGGTGACGGCACGAGCATTCTGCGGAACGGGCGGATTGGCATGATCGACCGGTTCACGCTGTACCTGTCGAACCTGCTGCTCCCGCAGGACAACTACGATGACGAGTACCCGGTCCTGTTTGGTACCAGTGCTGCGCTGACCTTCGCTGCGCAGTTCACCAAGATGGAGACGATCCGCTCCGAGCGGTCCTTCTCTAACCTGCTCCGTGGCCTGCAGGTCTACGGCTACAAGGTGGTGAACGGTGTTGCGATTGGTCGTGGTGTTGTCGCCAAGGGCTAAGCCCTGACGGACCCCGGGGGGCTGTAACAGGCCCCCCGGGTTTCTTAACGGGAGGAGCCCATGGCTACGTATCAGACGATCATCGACGATAGCCGGGTTCTGCTTCAGGACACGGTAGATAACCGGTTTTCGGACGCCGACCTCGTAGCCGTACTCAACCGCGGCTTGCTGGAACTTGCACGCCTGCGTCCTGACGCGTTTTACACCCTGTACGACGCGAACTCCCTGAACGTACCTCGCATTGCTGCCGGGACTCCCGGTACCGGTGAGACTGCTTTGTCCGCCGAGATTGAGATCGAGGAGCAGTTCATCCCCGCACTCGTGAATTACGTTGTTGCAGTCACAGAGATTACAAACGACGAGTTTACTGAGGACGGTCGTGCGATGATGTTGCTTCAGCAGTTCCGCTCGACGCTGTTGGGGATCTGATCATGACTGACTCGGTCTTCCTCGAAGGTACTGGGTGCGAGTGCGACGTCACGCTAGACACGTGGCTCAAGGATGCGCTCCCGCTGACGCCCGGGCTGGTGCGCGCTGTCGCTGCCCGCGAGCTTGTCCTCGCTGCCCGCGAGTTTTTCGAGCGGTCCTACGCATGGCGCGTACGCATGTCCAACATCGCTGCCCGGACCGGTGACAAGGAGTACTGGCTCTCGCCGTACGACGAGTTCTCCAACGTGGTGGCCGTCCTTCGTGTCATGTTCAAGCCTACTGACACGAATGCCTACAGCCAGCTAGCGCCGATTGCCGCCCCGCCACTCGAGCCGGACTCGACCTCGAACAGGCCGGTGGCGTATTACGTCAGCAACCCACCTGACGCGATCAAGGTCCACCCGCAGCTCGAGTCGGATGATCTCGGCACGTTGGCTGTGGACGTTGCCCTGACTCCGAAGCAGTCAGTCGAGCACTTGCCTCGCATTGCCGCGATCAAGTTCTACGACGCGATCCTCAACGGGTACTTGTCGAGGGTCCTTCTGCACCCCAACAAGCCGTACTCGAATCTCCTTCTTGCCGGTGAGCATCGTCGGCGGTTCATATCGGAGATTGGTCGCTGGCGTTCTGAGGCTGGCACTGGCTTCAACGGTACCCAAAACTGGGTGTTCCCCGGTGGCTGGAATGTGGCGCGACGTTGATGACTGCACGTGTTTACCCCATTGCGGCGCAGGCTCTGGTTGATGAGACCCTTGACTGGGAGAGCGGTACTTTCAAGGCGTTGCTTCTCGCGCAAGGCTTTGTGTACAGCGCATCCCATCTATACCGTAGCGACATAGACAACACGTTCGTGATCGTTACGAGTAGCGCGCTTTCCGTGCCCGAGGTGACCGGTGAAGGAGACGCTCGGGTTTACTCTGCGCAGTCGCCAATAAAGTGGGCGCAGACACTTGATGATCGTTCTGCCTACCATGTAGTCCTGTTCGAGGACACCGGCACACCTACTACTTCGCGCCTTGTAGCTTACTGGGGGCCTGACAGCATTCTCGGCACTCCACTGGAGCTGAACGGAGAGGACTATTTTCTGTACGCGTATGCGGAGAATGGAGGGTACTTCCGGGTTGTCCCGGGGGAGACAGTCGGCCAGCTCTCCACTACGCCGCTCGCCGACAACCTGACGCTCGGCGAGACCTTCGGCGAGCCAGCTCTGTTGGCTTTTGAGGTCTACCTCGGCCGCCGCCTGCTTGCCAGTGATCGTGCGTGCGCACCGCGATCTGGGGTAGAATCCTGTTGCCAGCCGGTGATTTCGAGGTCGTCATGCGCATAGGGGCCTACAGCATCCTTGGGCGTTATGTTCAGCAGCCGAACGAAGTTCGCCGCCGGCTGGTGAACTATTCCCGCTGGCTGGAGGAAGGTGAGCGCATTACTGCGGTGACTGCAGCGGTCGACAACGCGACCACTCCGCCGTTCGAGATTACCGACATCGTGATTGGCCCGGACTTGGACCGCTTTGCGTACTACGCCGCGGGCGGGGTCAGCGGCGAGGAGTACACCGTCACGTTTACGGTGACGACTAGCGCCGGACAGACCCGAGAGGATGAGATCCTCTTCGATGTGAGGGAGATTCAACGTGGCTAAGCAGCTCTTCTCGAACAATGCGAGCAGTCTTCTCGCTGCCAGCATTACTCCGACCACTACGACGATTCAGGTCGCGTCTGGGGCGGCGTTTCCGAGTCCGACTGGTGGCGATTACTTCATGGTCGCTCTTGTGAATGCTGATGGCGATCTTGAAATTGTGAAGTGCACCAGTAGGACCGGTAACCTGCTGACGGTGGTGCGTGGGCAGGAGGGCACTACAGCTCAGTCGTGGACTCTGAACACGACGCGTGTGGAGCTGAGACTTACCTCCGGCACCATGAACAATTTTGTGCAGAAAGGTGGTGACACCGTTACTGGCGATATTGACTTCGCCACCAACAAACTCAAGAACGCTCGTCTTACCGGGACCACTGTTGTTGAAGGCGGCATCCTTGCTGGTACTGCAATACGTGGATCGGAGAATAACTCGTCTAACCAGATCCTCGTGCCATCTGATGGTACTCGCGCTACTGCTGGCGGGCAGAAGATCGTGGTCGAGACTGACCCAGTTATGACCCGGTTCCCGACCGGCGCCATCATCATGTGGTTTGGTTCGCTGTTGTCCATCCCGACCGGGTGGGCGCTCTGCGATGGTACGAATGGTACCCCCGACCTGCGTGGCCGGTTCGTTCGCGGTGCCGGCGGCCCCACCTCGCTCAACGAGACGGGCGGGTGGAGCGGTTCGTCGATTAACGTCGACCCCGGCGGCGGTCACACCCACTCGCTGACCATCGGCTCCACTGCTCTGACTGTTGAGCAGATGCCTGCGCACGGTCACAGGATCTGGGCCACTCCCGGTTCTGGTACTGCACCGCGTTCTCTCACACTGACGACTGTGGGTGCTACGGGTGACGGGAATAACGCCGCGTTCTCCAGCTACATCACGAACACTGGTGACGGCAATAGGATCATTGAGCAGACTGGTGGCGGTGAGGCCCACACTCACACTGCCACTATGACGGCGGCGAGCGCGCACCAGCACTCTGTTCCCACGAGCACCATCGTGCCGCCGTACACCGGCATCTACTACATCATGAAGGTGGCAAGCTGATGGCCTTCATCTTTGCTAACAACGTGTCGGATGTTACGACTGTGGCTATCGCTGCCGGCGATACCACGATTACGGTCTCTAACGGGGATCTTTTCCCTGACCCTGACCCGTACTACGACGAGTTTGTGATTGTGGTCCGCGACCCCGCCACCGGTGTCCGCGAGATCATGTACTGCGACCAGCGCGAGTACAACGTGCTGTCTGTTTTGCGGGCGCGGGAGGGCACCACTGCGCAGTCGTTTCCTGTTGGCGCTCAGGTCACCATGCCGATTACTGCGGGGATTCTCGAATACTTGAGGGACCTCTGATGTTGGAGTTCCGCAAGTTCCTGTTCAAGAACTTCGCTCGGTCTACCCTTGCCACATCTGTTTCAGCGAGCGACACGACCTTTCCGCTTTTGACTGGTAGCGGTGCACTATTTCCGTCGCCGTCTACAGCTTCGTATCCAGACACCATTTTCAGTCTGGTCATTTTCGATGACGCCGGCAACTTTGAGGTTTGCTACTGCACCGGACGGTCTGGTGACAGCCTGACCGTAGAGCGTGGGAAGGAAGGCACCGTTGCGCGCGCTTTCCCGTCTGGTGCCGTCGTTGTGCACACGGTGACAAAAGGCTTCTTGGACCAGCTTTCGGTTGTCGCGTCTGCCCCGTCGACCGTTGTGCTGTCTGGTTCTCTTGAAGGCACGTCGTTTGAGCTTAGCTGGACCGCAGCTACTCCGGCCACCGACGACATAATCCTTCGGTATGAGATATACCGGCGGGTGAATGCTGGTGCCTATAGCCTGCTTGCTGTGGTCGACGGCGACGTAACGGAGTACCTTGACGCCCCTATCGATGCTTTGAGCAACAGCTATGACTGGTACGTTGTACCGGTCGGTCTGTTTGGTGGTGATGGTACGGCTTCCAACATTGTGAACCAGCCACAGGTGAACTACCTGCCGCCTTCTGCGCCGGTGTTGACCGGCACACGAGATGGTGATGACTACGATCTGACGTGGACCGCCGCCACGCCCGGTCCCGGTGACACGCTGGCTTCGTACAAGGTCTACCGGCGTGTAAATGGTGGAGCGTATACGTTGATTGCGACGGTTGCTGCGCCTACTACGACGTATACCGACACTACCGTCAATCTCGGTGAAAACTCCTACAACTGGTATGTCAAAGCGGTTGGTACCTTTGCTGGCGAAGGGCCTAACTCCAACATCGTGGGCTGGGGCGACCTGATCTACGTTGACTCCGTGTGCATCAATACTAACCCGACATCCAACGTCACCATCAGTCCGCCTGACGATGCTGAGGAAGGCGATTTCTTGTTGTGGTGCATGTTGGTCAAGAAGAGTAATGCCACTACCTTGCCGGCTGGGTGGACCGCTTTGAACCAGCGGAATGGTAACAACAATTCTACGCACGCTGATCGCGCTTCAGCTCAAAACGAGAATTATGAGCTACTTTACGCCTATCGGTTTTTGGCTGCTGGTGATACGACTTGGACGCTCACGATTACTGATACCACTTCGTATCTCATTTCGTGCATCCATGCATTTCGTGGAGTTAGGGTGTCTCGTCCAATTGGGCAGATAGTTCCGACAATCAACCCGTATGTGGGCGCCGCTGTCAATCTGAATTCTGGAGCGTTTGTCGCTACACCGTACATGGACAATCTTGCTCCCGGCGGTAAGTTTGTGTTTGTTTCGTCGGTTGTCCGGAATGATGGCGTCAATCCGGTTGGTACTCTACAGATGGTCGGCGACACGCCAGACTTTCTTGAGGGACACAACCATACGCCAGTTTCCGGTAACGCGCGGTACGGGCTTGTGACTGCTGTCGTTACTCCGGATCAAGACGAGCTGCAGAACCTTGTACCCTACAACCATCGAAACCTTGCGTCGCTGTCCAATACAGCGATGGTTGTGACGGACAATGCTACCAGTAATACCCCGTCGTCGTTGAACCCCATCGAGACTGCTAACTCACGGCATGAAGTGTATTTTGATGTCACTTTGACGGGTGGGCAGGTCTACACGTTGGCGGTCGCCATGTGTGAGTCTGGGGCTTCGACGTACAACTACATGCGAGTTACCAACGTACCTAGTGGTGGCTCTTTCACTGCGGGCATGGTCTTCAATTCTGGATCGACTGGTCGTTGGAAGACTGCCGATATAGGTAGCGGGCTGAGTAATGCTTCGTTTTCCAATGGGTCGTTCCCAGGGTCGGTCGCGCCGGGCAGCACTGTGTCTGGTACTTTCACGCCGCCTTCGTCTGGTACGTACCGTGTTGCGTTCGGGTCCACCAATAGCGAGACATCCGACATTAGTCCGGCTGCTACTCCCACGCATGCCAATACGCAGAGTGGTTGGCTTGGTCTGTACGAAGGTGAGTTCTTGCCGTCGCTGTCCAAGGGGCAGATTCGTACCAGCGGTTCGGCGATCACGTCCGCAGTGGGCGTTGGGCGCAGACGCATAAATGGGGTTAGTTTCCTTAGCGATTCGCTTGGCTGTGCGTTTGAACTAATTCCCGTCGGGCAGATTGCTGAGCCAGCTCGAGTGTCTGGCGGCGACTATCTTGGGTTTAGCGAGACGGTAGACGGGCTCACTGTCGGACCTCCGGTGTTTAACGTTCAGCGCGTTACTGGGTTCCCGTTGCACGTTGTTCATCCTGCGTACGGACCAGACAAGTACTACTTTGAGGTTACTGCTGCGACGTCGCCATTCGCGATCGTTACGAATGAGCGCACGTTTGTTGGCGTCTGTACAGCTCATCAGGCCCACACGTTGGTTGGTACCGACGTGCTGTTTGGCTCCTTTATGGAGAACAGGGTTGGGACCTACGCGTACGGTGACAAGGGCACGGTGTACGCAGACGGTTCTGTATACTCCACTTCCACCATTACGTTCACCGCTGGTGACACGGTTGGCGTTGGTATCGATTTCGCTGCGAACGAGATCAAATTTTGGAAGATTGTTTCTGGCTCGCGTGTGCTGGTTGAAACCGTACCGATCGGTGCCTTGTATCAGAACGTTCCTCTGCGTCCGCTGATTATGGCTACTAACAACAACCCTACTGCGCGTGCAGTTACAGCTAACTTCACTGGACCGTTCGTAGACCAGCCCGTCGGCTATTCAGCCTACGATTGGGAGAATGAGGTGACCTAATGGCTGGTATCGGCATCAAGCTGGAGATGTTTCAGGGGCTGGCGCCTCGGGTATCCGAGCGCCTGCTGACCCCCATGGCAGCCACGGTTGCCCAGAACACGAAGCTGCTGAACGGTGAGATTCGCGGGTTCCGCGCGCCGCGTGAAATTACTCGGTTCGATGAGTATTTTACCGTCCGCCGTGCGTTTGTCGTTCCAGATGAGGGCGACTACTACGACGACAAGTGGTTGGTGTTCGATAACCGGGATGTGGACGTAGTCCGCTCCCCGCTGGTCAACGACGCGTTCGATCGCTACTACATTGCTGGTGGCGGCGAGCGTACCTCTATGACCACGTACAGCCGCATCCACAACGGACTTCCGCCGCTTATCCTTGGTGTACCCCGTCCGGTCAACGCCCCGACCGTGGTGCCCGGGTTAGTTGGTAGCGATGTTAGGTCCTACGTTTACACGTTCGTGTCTGCCTACGGTGAGGAGGGGCAGCCGTCAGATCCGACGTTGGTAGACGGTGACGGTAATTCTACGTGGACCATTAGCGGGATGGATACCACTGTACCGGATGCCGCAGACCGCAACATAGTCAAGAAGCGCATCTATCGCACTGTGGCTGGTGAGGTGTCGACGGCGTTCTTCTTTGTAGCCGAGGTTCCGCTGAGTGTGGCGACCTACAACGACAATCAGCCGGATACCACTGTTGCGTCCAACGAGCTGCTCGAGTCCACGACGTGGGCTGAGCCGCCTTCCGACCTTGACGGCATTGTCGTTATGCCGAATGGCTACTTGATCGGGTGGAAGGGCCGGCGACTGCTGTTCTCCGAACCGTACCGCCCGCACGCGTGGCCCGCTGAGTACGAGCTGTCCACCGAGTTCCCGATCGTCGGTGCGGCCGTGTGGGGTTCTACTGTCGTCATTGGCACCGAGTCGAAGCCGTACTTCGGGCAGGGTACGACACCCGCCGGGTTCACGCTTGAGAAGATGGACGCTGTTGAACCTTGCCTGTCGAAGCGCAGCATGGTCGCCACAACTGCGGGCGTCTATTACGCCTCGATCAACGGTCTGGTCATGGCCAATTCCGGCGGTGCACAGGTCATCACTCAGGACATCCTGACGAAGGAGGAGTGGGCGACTTACAACCCGTCCAGCATATTTGCTGCGCAGCTAGGATTGCAGTACATCGCGTTCTACGACAGCTCAAACGGTTTGGTGTTTACCCCCACTGAGCCAACCGTCAAACTGGTGACTCTTTCCGGGTTTTCTGGTGTGGTCGGTATTGAGACTGACCGGTACACCGGTAACGTGAATCTGATTTATCAGGACCGTTTGTGGGAGTGGGATCCGGAGCAAGTAGAGCGGATCTACTGGCGGTGGCAGTCGAAGGTCTACCAGACCCCTAAACCGGTCAACTTCGGGGCCATCCGCATTCAGTTCGACGCGGCCGACAACGATGTGTCTGACGATGCTGAGGAGTACTACGGTACGTACAACGCTGCTCTCTTCGCTGCCAACGTACCGATTGACACGCTCGGTGGACACGTGTTGTGCGGGTTCCCGGCGCAGGCTGCCGGCGAGGTGCTTGATTGGACCGAGCCAGAGATCAGGCAGCCGCTATGTGGCGGACTGTTGTACGACATCGGCTTTCAGTCCGTGCAGACGCCGGCTGTGCGGTGCACCCTGTACGCGTGGGACAAGAACGGTAACCGGTTTGTGGCTTTCGACCGAGTCGTCAGTACCGAACGCATATTGCGTCCGTCGACCGGCTTCAAGTCCGACCGGTGGCAGGTGGAGCTGACTGGCAACACGACTGTGTACAGTGTCCAGATTGCTGAGACTCCGAAGGGACTGGCGACTGTATGAACAACCAGAAGATCATCACCTACATCTTGAAGCACGAGGGCGGTGACAGGTTCACCGATCACCCGAGCGATCGGGGTGGGCGTACAAAGTGGGGCATCACTGAGCGGGCCTACGGCGGTGACGTTCGCAACATCACCGAAGCCCAAGCCCGGGAGTTCTACGAGCGTGAGTACATCCTGCGGCCTAACTTCGACCGGATCGAGGATGACCTGCTCCGGTACCTAGTCGTCGACGCTGGGGTCAACCATGGGGTCCGGCTGGCTGCCAGATGGCTCCAGCGTGCTGCAGGTGCGGTCGAGGATGGGGTTGTCGGCCCCAAGACCCTTGCTGCGGTCAACGAGCAGGACCCCACAGCACTGTTCCTGCGGGTCCTAGGCTACAGGTTCGTCCTGTGGGCTGACCTCGTCCGGCGTGACCGGTCGCAGGCGGCGTTCATTGCTGGCTGGCAGCGGCGCGGCGTCCACTTCCTCAACATGCTGGCCGAGCAATGCGCGAGCCGCCGGTAAACACGCCTCGCTCGTGGAATTCCACGGAGTTCTGGCAGTCGCTAGGCATCCAGATTACGGCCACTGTTGCCCTGTTCACTGAACATATTCCGCCTGACGTCTGGGGGTGGACCTCCGCTGCCATTTTGGGGGTCTACACGACTAACCGGACGTTTCAAAAGAGGGTAGAATGGGGCCGCAATAACCGCTCGGACCGGGATGATCATTGGGACGAGCGGGGCGACCACTGGCGAGACCGTGACTACAACTCGGACTTGGATGAATGGGACCGTTCAAATTCACGCTACCGACGCTAAACTGGGGGCCGTACGCTGCCCTTGCCGTCGTGTCGTTTTTGGTCGGCTTTGGTGCAGCGTGGAAGCTCCAGAGCGGCCGCATTGACGATGTCAAGAAACACGAGCAGCTCGCTGTGGCGGCGCTTATCAAGGAACACGAAGCGTATCAGTCAGAGCTGGTGGCGGCGGGTGAGCGCCTCCGGGCCGCTCAGGCCTTCCAGAGCATGCAGGTTGAGTCTGACCTTCAGGAGAGGATCCGTGAATTGCAGAACAGGATTGACAGCACTCCTCCTCGCATTATCCGTGTCAGGGTGTGCGACGACAAAGCCATGTACGCCGGTCGCGACGGAGATTCTGGTTCCACCCCCGCCTTCGGTGATGGTGCCTCCCCCCTCGGACGCGGAGTGGGACGCGATGTTGGAGGACGCTCTGAAGTCATTGAACTCGATCTCAGTGGACTAGACGACCTCGTTGGGCAGGCAAAGCTCGTCAGCGAACGCCTGCGCGCCTGCCAACGCCGCCTGTTGCAGATGTCACCAAGATGATCAAGTGGTTCTACAACATGCTCATTGCCGCGGACTCTGATCCGCAGGCCAGACTGTTCTATCACAGCGCGCTGTTTGTCAGTGCGGTTTCGTCTTGGGTCTTTGCTCTCTGGGCACTCGGGTGGTTCGTAACCCCGGCATTTGGTACCGGCTTTGCCAGAGCGGAGCAGGTCGATTCGATCTACGTGTCGCTGCTTGAAGAGCAGCTCGTAGACGCGCGCATTCGCCAGTGCCAGTCGACGTCCGCGTCTGCTAAGCAGTTTTTTCTGACACGTCTACAAGAGAAAGAGCGAGAGTACGAGACGCGCACAAAGCGCGGGTACACGCGACCTGCGTGCACGGAGGTCTTGGATGGACCAACTTGAGGTCAAGTACTACGGCTTTGCCCCGCTTGAGGTTGCCGCCGGTACCGTGGTCGGCATCGAGAAAATTAGCCAGATAGTGGATGAAATTCGGGAACTTCACGCTTTGCACTACGCAGAGACTGAGACCTTGTACCTTGAATCCCCGTTCGACCCAGACTATGCCCAGTGGGCGCAGCTGGAGCGTGAGGCCAAGTTTGTCCTGTTCACTACACGTGTCGACGGGAAGCTGGTAGGATACCTGCAGTATTACGTTTACCGGGACGCCCACTCCCGTGGTTCCCTGATCGGTCGCGAGGATGCGTTTTTCCTGCGCCCGGAAGTCAGGGGGCAGGGGCTGGCCACGAAGCTGTTGAAGTACGCCGAAGACATCCTTGCGAAGCTCGGCTGCAAGTACATAGGCATGTCCTCAAAGGGACCTGTCGGTGGCCCGGATATCGGGCCGTTTTTGGAAAGCAGAGGATATCGCCCTGTGGCGATGTTCTACTCGAAGAAGGTAGAGGGCTCGAACGATGTGCTGCAGTGATCCGCCTCCGCCGCCTGATCTTTCTGGCGTAGCTAACGCCAGTAAAGAGGTCGCTGAAATTCAGCGCCAGACGGCGCTCGACCAGCTTAAGTGGGCCAAAGAGCAGGACGCGATGAACCGCGACATCCTCAATAGGGTGCTCGGTGTTCAGCTGCCAGCAATGGAGGAACAAGCCCGTATCGCCCGTGAGGACCGGCAGCGGTATGAGACCGTGTTCCGTCCTCTCGAAGACCAGTTCGTCACCGAGGCTCAGGAGTACGACACCGCTGCCCGGCGTGAGCGGGAGCGGGCCTCGGCGATTGCCGATGTCAACCAGCAGTTCGACGCCCAGCGGCGCAACGCCCTGTCCCGGATCGAGTCCTACGGTGTGGACCCTTCGCAGACCCGCAACGCTGCTCTCGACATCGGTGTTCGCGTGCAGCAGGCCGCCGCTCAGGCTGGCGCTGCCACCGCTGCTAACCGGCGTGTTGAGGACGTCGGCCGGGCGCTTCGGTCGGATGCCATCAACCTTGGTCGCGGTTCGCTGTCTAACGTGGCCCAGAGCTATGGTGGTGCCATCGGTGCGGGTCAGGCGGCGGTCGGCGGTGCCAATCAGACTACTGGTACGTCTGCCGGTGCCATGCAGGGCGCGGCCACTTACTTCGGCGGGGCACTGCAGGGGTACGGCCAGCAGGCCAACATCCTCAATCAAGGGTACGCGAACCAGATGGCCCACTGGGATGCCGGGCTCGGGCAGAGGGCAGGTGTGCTTGGCGGTATTGGCACCATCGTCGGAGCTGCCGCTGGTCTCGCCGACGGCGGTGCCGTGCAGACAGACGGTACGGACGGTCTGGTCGCGACCGGGCTGGGTGACGGCTCGGGCATCGACGACACCGTACCGATCATGGCGTCCGACGGTGAGTACGTCATCCCGGCAGATGTTGTGCGAATCAAGGGACAGGAGTTCTTCGACCGTCTCGTTGCTAAGTACCACACCCCGGCAAAGGAGCAGCGCCGCATGGCGCTGGCGTAACACATGCCTCAGAACCCGTTCGGCGCATTCGTACAGGGCCTTCAGGGTGGCTATCAGTCGGCGGTTGATGCCCGTCGCGCCCGTCAGGAAGAGCGGCTTCTCGCCACTGAGATTCAGGACCGTGAGCTGAAGAACGAGGGACGGCTTGGTGCCGTCAACCGGGCGCGGCAGCGGGCGGGGCTCCCCCCACTCGAAGGCGGCCGCGGGTCGCTTCCGCCGACCTACGGCGAGCGTCTGTTTGGGTGGCTGAAAAGCAAGATTGCCCCCAGTGCCCCCGGCGCTGTCCCTTCTCAGACTGTGGCGCTTCCAGGGACTACTACTGACAGTATTGCTGTACCCGCGCAAACCGTCACCATGCCCTCGCAGTCGGGCGACTTTCGATATGCTCTGCCGTACGCCGAGGGCGGGCGTGTTGACGGTGAGACCCTAGAAGACTGGAAGGCTCGTCAGGCCCGACGTGCCCGTGGTGAGCCGCCGCCTAGGAACCGCACCGCAGAGCAGTTGGAACGAGGGGCGGCCAAGCGGTCGGCTGACTTCACCAACGACACCACGGTCAATAAGCCTGCGGGCTCCAAAATCAAGGGTGCGATGAAGGGTCAGTTCAAGTTACCGGAAGGTAGCCGAATTGCCCGCGGCGGCGCTGGCGGCGCTGCCCTTCAGCTGGGGGCGCTTGCGCATCTGGCCAGTACTGGCGCCAAGGTCGCCGGCACCGACACGGAGGAGTACCGCAAGCGATTCGGCATGGAGCTTGGCCCAAACGAGGATCCTACCCTTCTGGGAGATATCGGCGTACGCGCCCTCGGCGCTGCCGATGATCTGACCTTTGGCCTTCTTCGGTCTGATCCTGACGTTGGTCAGCAGCCCCAGTCCGCTTTGCCTGTTGGACAGCAGCAGCAGCAGCAGCAGTCTGAGCCGCAGCCCGCCGCCGCTGGCGGCACTGCGACCCTTGGTGCTGCACTTCCGAATCTGCCGGTTGCCTCCAACCCACAGACCGGCAAGCGTACTCTCAGCATGCCGGGCGAAAGCGCCGAGCCGATACCCTACGACCAGATTCAGGTCTCCCCCGACGAGATCCCTCGCTACTCCACCATGGAGTGGGCGAAAGAGCGCGAGGCTATGGTGGCTGACGCGATTGCGATGGGCAAGTCAGAGACAGAAGCCATCGACGAGGTCGACAAGACGGTGGTCAGCATGCAGATGCGTGGCTTCGACCAGAACGCTCGAGCCGCGTTTCAGTATCTCGCCGCCGGAAACATCCCCGCCGCTACCCGTGCCCTCACGGTTGCGTACCAGTATTTCCCCAACGGTGCTGACGTGCGTTTTGGTGTCTACCAAGGACAGCTGGTTGGTATGGGCTTCGACGAGCAGACCGGTAAGCCGGTCGGCAAACCGCAGCTCATTACCCCAGAGTACCTCGCCGCCATGATCGAGAACTTCAGCGACCCAAAGGCGTGGCGCGTGTGGACGAAGGATTGGCGTGACCAGCTCATGCAGGACGAACAGCGACAGGAGATCGACAAGCCGCTGGCAGAGTCTACGATGCGCCTGCAGGGTGCGCAGGCCGCTGCCTCTCTCGCTAACGCGAAAGCGAACCTCATGGATGGCTCGGCCCGCCTTATTGCCGCCCGTCGTGGTATCGGTGGCTTCGGCGGCGGTATCCGTCAAAGCGACATCAAGGCAGGCCTCGACTACTTCAGGAACGAGACCGAGGCCCTAGAACTTGATCCTGCTACTGCTCCTGTTGCACGTCAGCTACGCAACGTGATGGGCCAGATCAAGACGTTGTATCCTGACAGGACTCAGTACACTGAGGCAGAGATTGCGGCGTTGGTGATGCACCACTACGAGAACGGTACGCTTGACCAGCTTGCCCAAGATGTGCAGCGCCTCCGTGCTGGTGGCAACCGTACCGCTCTGCCGGCGCAGTAACCATGTCTGACATCCGTCGGCAGTACGAGAAGAACTTCGGTCCTCTCCGGGCACTTGACCCGCTCGAACTTCCGCCTCTGCCCGACATTCAGGGCGAAGCGGATGTCCTCATCGAGCAGTACAGTGCCGGCGCTTCCCCGGCCGACACTGCCCTGCCGCCACTCTGGGAGCTTGGTGGGGGCATCAAGCCCCGCGCACCCGAGGGCGAAGGCGGCCTTCCCACTTTGTTCGGGGCAGAGCTTGTTGGTGTTGGCGAGGCGTTGGCCGGCGCTGGCGAGTATCTGGTCGGGCAGGGTGAGCGCAAGGCTCGTGAGGCTTTCCCGGGCATTGTTCCGGAGATGGACCTCAACACCCCGTTTCGTGCCACTCGGCAGTACCTTGGTAACATCCGTGAGGAGATGTACAAGACACTCCGCCCGGAGGTTGCTGATCGCGTCTCTCGTCAGTGGCTCACGCTTGACCCGACCAAGTCAGTGTTCCGGTTTGACGATCCGTTGGAGACAGCCGCCGCTGTCGGCACGAAGCTGGTGCAGGCCGTCCCGTCGTCGCTTGCCACTTTGCTGCCGGCCATCATCATGTTCCGCATGGGCGCCTCGCCTGCGGCTATCAGCTATCTCGGTGCGTCCGAAGCGAACATCTCGATGGGTGCCCTCGCCAATCAGATTGATGAGGAGGTGGCGGCTGCCCGCGAAGAGGAGCTCATGCAGTCTCCTCGCTACGCCGAGTTGCGCAAGACAATGACTGAGTCCGAGGCGCGTGAGGCTCTTGCGGCCGAGGCTCAGGGTGCTCGCCCGCTGCTTGCCGGCCTGATTGTAGGAGCTATCTCCTCCGCAGCTGGGCGTCTCTGGACACCTATCGTGGGAGAAGGTGCGACTGGCACTGTACTTCAGCGGCTAGGCCGGGGCGCCATCGCGGAGGCGCCGCAGGAGGCTTCGCAGTCGGCCGTTGAGCAATACGTTCAGAACATCGCTGCTCAGACGTATGACAAGACTCGCAGAGCGAGCGAGGGTGTTCTTGAGGCCACCGTTGAGGGCGGCGTGCTGGGCGGCCTTATTGGTGGTGGCTTCTCGGCGGCGCTTGGTCGCCGGCAGCGCCCCGAAGTGCCGTCCGAGGCTCCGCCGCCGGAGGCTTCCACTGAGGACCCGGCCGCAGTCAACCGCGGTACTCCCGGCGAGTCGTTCGAGTCCGTGTTTGGTCCTACCCCGAGCGGCGTCCGCATTGGGCAAAACCAGACGCAAGGCGACCTGTTTACCCCCGGGCAGTCCGCCGCGGACGCGGTTGACCCCGCTGTTGCCGCTGCCCTGCGCGCCCGTGAGCAGTTCACCACACGTGTTGCACAACCGTACGACCGGTCGGGTAAGCCCACCGGTCGACCGGTGGTGTTGCAGGACTCTGGTGAGCTGCAGGCTGAGCGTGAGCAGGCGGCCATGCGGGCGACCGCTAGGGCGCAGGCTGAGGCCGAGCTGGCCAAGAGCAAGCCGAAGCCTATCTCCCCCAAGGCCCCGAAAGACGCCAAAGCTCGTGCCGCCGCCGCGCAGGTTCGCTGGCAGCAGGCCGTGGAGGCCCGCACCCAGCAGCTGCTGGAGCAGGTACCGCAGATCCGTCCGCCCGCCGCGCCGAGCGAGGCGCAGGTGGACATGTTCGAGTACGTCCCAATCCCCGGGTCGGAGGGCATCGAGCGGTCCATTCAGGATGGCGGGCTTGACCCGGGCCAGATGGGACTCCGGCAGTACCAGCTTGACTTACCGCCACCGCCGCCAAGGCCGATTACCGAGCAGCGCGAGCTGACCCAGCCTATCCCCGGCGGTACCATGAGCTTGCTGCCGCCCGCCCGCGGCCAGCTGCCGCAGCCGCCCCCGGAGCGTGACCTGTCACAGCCGCCCGGCGTCCTGCCCGATGAGCGGCAGATCGAAATTTTTGATCAGGCTCCGTTTCCGCGCCCTGAGCCGGCGCCGGTTGTCCAGTCTGTTGAAGAGGTAACTCAGCCCGATGAAACCGCTCAGGCACCGGTCGAGTATGAAGTCTCCGTTGTCGACCGTGATCGGCAGGTCAAGTCACGAAAGACTTTCCCGACGCTTGCCGAAGCAGAAGCGGCTGCAGAGCCTCTTCGGCGTCGAGCCGAGAAAACTGGAAATACTGTAATGGTCCAGCGGCGTCAGCGGTCTACCGCCGACGTCTACCGGCTTATCGGGCGCGACGAGGACGGCAACGTGGTGGTGAATGAGCCGCACCCGGACTCCGACTCGGCGCAGGCCGCGCTTGCCCGGTACATCATGGACTCCGAGTTCAACACGGTGGAGTTCTCCATCGTGCCGACTGCAGAACTACGCAAGCAGGCTGAGCCGGTTCCGGAGGTGAAGCAGCCTGACGAACCTACGGCCGAGCCGCTCCTTGACATTGAGGCCCAGCTCGATGACATGGAGGATGAAACCAGCGACCGTCTCGGGGTGTATCTGTCCAGGGACAACATTGCCCGACTCAACCGCGACCGTGTTTCCGAAGTCATTCGTGGTCGCGGCGTGCAGCTTGGTAACTTCGACGATAAGGGCGGTCTGCTAATTGTACGCGACCGCCCCACTGCTGACATGGCCCTCGAACTGAAGGCTCAGGGTCAGGACATGCAGGAGATCCTTGGTCTTCTCACACGTGCTGGAGCAGGGAAGCCTCTTGCTGGCAGGTATGTCGTGCAGGAGCGCACACCGACCGGGGCTGTCGTCCGTGAAACGCTTGTTGGTACGTACGCAGAGGCCGATGCTCTCGCTGAACAAATCGGTGAGCGAGCAGTCATCATCTCCGCTCAGCAGGCTCTCCGCCGTCGTGCCCGACTGATTGAGCAGGAGCGCAAGCAGCGCGCCAAGAAGCGTGCCGAGACTAAGGCCCGTGATGAGTTCCTTGAGCAGACTGACAAACTCGTTGAGGAGGGGGTGATCACGCCGGAGGAGGAGCAGGAGGTCCTCAAATCCAAGACCCCGGGCCGCGCTGCCTCCCGCTTACTTTCTCGCAGCGCCAAGGCTCAGCGTGCCGCAGCCAGTCGTCGTATTGGCGGCTTTTTCGCGCCGGAGGATCTTACCTTCCGTGATGCCCGGTATGCCGACCTGTACGCCAAGGCGTTCGAGGAGCTTCGTGGGTTTGTCGATTTCGCTTCGACTGTGACGCCACGCAAGGGCGCCAAGCCCCGTTTGCTGAACATCTATGAGTTCGATGACATTGAGGAGTTCCCTACTGTCGGCGACCGCATCCGCTACGCCATCGAACTTGAACGCCTTGACGACGTTCTGGATACGCTCAGCAAGACCCGCAAGCTCGGTGGTGCCTCGCAGAAGGTGGATTCACGGCCGATTGAGGTAGCGTCCGAGCTGTCGCCAGAGGCAACCGCGGAGGCGAAAACGCGGCAACTGGATATCCCTGCCAGCGAGGACGTCAGTCGCAGCGTGTTCGACACCGTTGACCTCGTGCCGGAGGACGAGCTTGTCCGGCTCGTGACGCTGGCCACTCGCCCCGGTGTGGTCATGCGTGGCGCCCTTCCGTCGGAGAAGGAGCTGGCGCAAGACGAGGCCCTATTCCGCCTCGACGAGCTGTTTGCTCAGGCGGTTAACTACATCGCTGGCTTGCCACGCCGGTCTCGTGCCCCCGAGGACGCCGCTGCACGGGTATCCAACGCCGGCAACAAGGTTCTCAGGAACAACGCCAAGATCGAGGAAACCAAGAAGCAGCTGGCCGCCCTCAAGGGCAAGAAAAAGAAGTCCGATGAGGTGGCCAAGCTGGAGGCTCAGCTTGAGTCGCTCAGGGATACTCAGCAGAAGCTCGTCAAGGACTACCTCAAAGCAGTAGCTGCTGTTGAGGAGAATCAGGACGAGCCGATCGAGCGGCTTAAGGAGCTTGGCGTACTGCGACTGGAATCTCCTGACGAGGTCGAGCAGGCTAACAAGCTGACTGAGCAGGAGATCGAGGAGGGCGCCACCGCAGCCGGCGAGATGCTTCTCAGCAGTGAGCTGACCAGCGCCCTTGCCAATGAGGGCATTCAGTTCGACGTCTCCGTAACTCAGATCATCACTGGCGACAAAGATGTCGTCAAACAACTGTATGACCGTGCCACTACGCCGGGTCAGAAGCGCAAGATTATCCAGCGCGCTCAGGTCATGTACCAGACCAACCAGAACGTCGGTCGCGCCCGGCAGGCGAGGTTCCGGCGGGACGAGCAGACCGGCGGTAAAAACCGCTACGGGTTCTCTGGGCAGATGCCTACCGGCGCGAAGACCGTCGAGCGCAAGGCGGCGAAGCAGCGAATGGTCGAGGGGTACTACGCTCCCGAGGATGTCGAGTTTGGTTCACCGCGCAGCAAGAAGCTGTACGTCGAGGCGTTCAAGAAGCTGAGCAACATAGCCGAGAACGTCCGACTGGCCGGCGACGAAGCCACGCCTCTGCAGAGGCTGTCTTTCGAAGCTGCCATAGCGGAGATGGACAAGGCGGTTGAGAAGGCACAGCCCACGCCAAAGACCGCTGAAATCTACGAGATCACGTCTGCTTATTCTGCTGACGTGCTGGTCAACTTTTGGCGGGTGCAGGACGAGACGCCGGAGGAGCGCAAGAAGCGGGTCGCACGGGCCAACCGCCTGCGTCCGAAGCTGGCTGCTGCTATCGCCAAGACCGACGAAATGCTGACGCGGTTCCGCAACGAGGTACTGCCGGCTGAAACTGACCGGGCCAAGCGTACCCAGCTGGTGTACGCCTTGGCATACCTGCGTTCTCTGCGCGACTACGCACAGTTCGCCTACAACGCCGACAACCCGTCTACGCCCGCCCTGAATCAGATCGAGGACCTGATTGGGTTCCTTGACGAAGTTAACGGCATGTCTGATGAGGCTTTCGCCGCTGACTACGCGAAGGTCACGAGTGCTTCGCTTCGTGGCAGCCTCCGCCTGATCACCGGCGACCAATCGTTCCGCAAGTTTGTGCTCGACCGTAGCAAAGCCAACCGCGACGCAGCCCTGCACGCCAAGCACGTCGCTGCTGTTCGGCTTGGCAGGAAGCTCACGGATGAGGGGATGAAGAAGTCCATGTACTTCCGCGACATGATCATGCCGGTCATGCAGAAGTTCGCGGACTCGTTCATGGTTGACGGATGGTTCTCGTACCAGCCCACCGTTGCCGAGATGGATTCCGTCCAGTACGCCCTGCAGAGGATGCTGCGCGACAAGCGCACTCCTCCTGAGCTGACGCAGCGGACTGCGAAATACTTCATGCAGCTTGGCTACACGTTCGACGAGAATGGGGTGCTGCAGTACGAGGAGTCTTCGGAGCCGCCGCCCGAGGGGCAGAAGCCACGCCGGCGGTTTGAACGGTACACCAAGATCACCGACGAGAACCTCGACAAGCAGGCTCGACTGAAGCACGAGACGCTGCTTGGTGTAGTGGACAAGGTTACCGGCGAGGAGTACACGCCGGAGGTCTCCGTTTCTCCGCTCGCCCGTGAAGGCACTTCTGCAAGCATCTTCAAGCAGATACAGGAGACACGGGAGACCGCCGCTAGGGCTGCTGAGCGGGAGGAAAGGTCCCAGACTGCCCGTGACCGAGTTCTCAATAGTCGTGTGCTTGGGGTGCTCACCCGGTACTCCAACAACCTCGCTGCTGCTCGCACTGCTGGAGCGGCGCGGCTCGCCGAGCAGAGGCTGTTTGCGGCCCTTGAAGAGCTTGGGGTCGAGGCGCGGCCGGGAAATGGCAAGGAGAAAGATACTACCGCGCTTGTGCGCGCGTTTGGTTACGACGTGAAGGTGCCGCTTGTTGAGCCTAGGCTTACCGGTGACACCACCACGGCCTTGGAGGAACTCCGTCGCCTTGGGCGCGAGATGGAGATCCCGGACATCACCACCCCCCTGCCGCAGTGGGCGCGTCCGGACATTGCCCCGGTCTTTATGCGGACACCTGTTACCGCAGAGCAGGCCATCCCTGCAAACGTTCAGCAGCAGGCTGAGCTGTACTCCCGTGTCGCTGGGGTGATTGACCGTTTCCTCAAGCGTGTCGGCAACACCAAGACGACGATCAATGGCATGGTGCGGGCTGAGCAGCGGCTGGTGCGTGCCCTGCAAGCCCTCGGCGTGTGGCAGCAGGGCAAGACCCCCGCCCTCGGGACCATCAAGATTGGCGACAAGTCCCGCTCGGTGCGTCTGGTGGCGGACGCTCTGCAGGCAAAGACGCTTCTCAAACAGCAGGCCAAGGAGATCATGCTGAGCGTCAAGCCGCCGGCGGAGCCAAGCATTGTGACTGCGGCCCGGCGGACCGCCAGCCCTGAAGCCCGTGAGCAGCTTGCCGCTGTCGAGTCCAAGGCTCGATCTACTCCGGTGGACGAGGAAACTGACCTGTTCATGCGGGCAATCGACCCGGACCTCTACAGTGAGGAGTTCGCGGCGGTTGTTGACGAGATTGATGCGGCGATCAACCAGCTTGGTTCTGGCATGACGGCCAATGATGCGCTTGACGTGTTCATGCGGAAGATACCAAAGGGGCATCCGTTCCACGCCATCGCTCAGCGCCTGCTGATGTCGAACCTCGACGATGTGGTGATTCGTTACGACTTCGGGCGCCGTCTTAAGAAGGGTGCCGCCGCTGCGTTCGTCCGCAACTTGAACGGGCGCCCGACGGTCCTGCTAAGGTTCTACGGTGACACCGGACTTAGTGCACGTGGTGATGCATTAAAATCGTACACGATACTGCATGAATTGACGCATGCAGCAACTCACGGCGCCCTGCGCAATAAGCCTTGGTTTGCTCTTGAGCTGACGGCTTTGCGTGAGCACGTCCGGCAGTATCTTGAAAATAAAATGGGCGGTTTGCCACCGACTGAGTACGTGCGCTACGGCCTTGAAAGGACCAAGATTGATGGGCGGCCAAACCCCATTGACGAGTTTTTGGCTGAGGCATGGACAAATCTGGAACTGCGCGCGGTTCTGAAGCGTGTGCCAGCTCCTCCGCCTGTCACACCTCCAACTCTTGGGTCACGAATACAGTCGGCGTGGGATGCGTTCAAGGCTTTGGTGCGGCGAGTTCTTGGTCTGCCCGAACCTGTCAAGCCGATACAGACCAGCGTGCTCGACGTGATCTTCTCGATGACCGATGAGCTGTTCACCGGCGAGAAAGTAGACATGACTGACGCGCTTGAAGTACGTCTGCCAGACGCGGTACTTCGTGCCCCAGCAGCTGCCATTCTTGAGAAGCACACCAGCATAAGCAAGTGGACCAAGCGCATCCGTGACATGGCCGTGCCACCTCTTGGTGCAATGACCATGGAGCAAATTCGGGACCTGTACGCCGACGGGTTCCAAGGTCCGCAGGGTAACCCGCTGACTGCCTACATGGATGCGTACTTCAAGCGGGCTGCTGAGAACTCTCGCTTGATGGAGCGTGCCGAGAAAATCATGCAGCGGTGGACTACGCTGCAACAGAAGGACCCTGCAGCGGCTATCGAGCTGTCACGTGTAGCAACTGAGGCTAGCCTGTACCGCGTGTCGCCCGGCGAGGCGGTAACTAGCCCTCGAAACAGCCATCTGACTACACCGACGGCGAAGCAGCGCTGGTCAGAGCTGAACGCTCGGTATCTCGCCATGCCGTCAGAGTATCGACAGATGTACGATGACCTGCAGGCGTACTACCGCAACGCGCTTGCCGAGGAATCTACTCTGATTCTGCAGAACGCTCTGCGAGCGGTGTTGGCCACTGGCGCCGGCGCTCCGCTCGACTTAGAAACGTTCGAAGATACGTTCACGCTCAAGAAGCTCTCTGGGATTACCCCGGAGAAGCTGAATGAGATGATCGGTGACATCGCTACGCCTGATATGAAGGCGACGATAGCCCAGCTTGCCCGCTTGCCGGAAATGCGGCAGGGTGATTACTTCCCCCTAATGCGCTACGGTGACTTTGTCGTGTATGCGTCGCGCGAGGTAGAGCGCAAGACGTTCACCGACAGCAAGGAGGCATTCGCGTATGCCGCGACAAAGCGTGGCGATGACCCAACGCTGGATGTCGGTGTGTTCAAGGTCGACAACAAATTCGAAGTGCGGGTCACTGAGAAAGAATTCAGTACAGCTGAGTCGCGGACGGAGGCAGAGGAGATTCGCCAGCGGATGGTTGAAACTTACGGCGCCGACGCTGTGTCCGACGTGCAGCGCCGGTCACAGTTCACGCAGGACGCGGCGATTCAGTCGAACTCGGCTCTTGCCTCCATTCTCGGTAATCTGGAAGGTAACAAGGCGGCGCAGGCGGCAATCAAGAACTTCTACCTACGGTCGCTGGCGGACTCCAGCTTCCGCAAGCATGAGATCCGTCGCAAGAACCGGCTGGGCGTGGACTACGACATCCAGCATCGGAACTTCGCCAACTACGCTAAGCAATCTGCGTACTACACCTCACAGCTGCAGTACGGCTGGCAGCTTGGTCGGCACCTGCGAGACATGGACGAGTTCGCCAAGCGGACCCGTGGTACCGACGAGATTTCGGCGGTGCGACGGGGTGATGTGGTGAACGAGCTGAGGCAGCGCGACGAGCAGATGGCCGAGCTGCCAGACATTGTGAACATCGTGAAGCGTGGGACGGAGTTCGCGCAGTTCATCTCTCTCACCACACCTGCGTACTGGATGACCAACGCCACCCAGCCATGGCTGATCACGCTGCCGTGGTTGGCCGCCCGGTACGGCTGGCGGTCCGCTGGCGCTGCCTTGGGTATGGCACAGAATCTCATCAAGTCGCCGCTGCTCAAGGCAGTAGTTGACTCAAAGGGCGGTATCGCAGCTGCACGCAAGTTGACAGGCAAGGTGGCGGCTGAGCAGGCGTTCTCGGTCATCGACCAGATCATCGACCAGATCCGGAATGACTCCAGCCTGCCGGACGGCAGGGGGGAGAAGTACATCGCCATGCTGACTGAGCTGCGGCGGAACAACGTCATCGACCTGTCGTGGATCGCAGAGCTGCGCGACATTGCTGAGGGGCAGGACCTCTCTCCCACCCAGCGTATACTCGACGCCTCTCGCATCATGGCTCACTTGACCGAGGTGAACAACCGCGTGCTGGTGGCCATCGCTGCCTACGATCTCAAGTACAACGAGGTGGTAGAGGCTGTCGGTGAGGTTGAAGCTGACCGACAGGCCACGATGTACGCCAAGACCGCTGTCTCTACGACGCAGTTCAACTACGGTGGCGCCAACAAGCCGCGGTGGTTCCAGACGAACGGGCCTCTCGGTGCCGGTGCCCCTCTTGTGACACAGTTCATGCAGTGGCCTCAGCACATGTATGCCATGATGGGCATGAACCTGTACAAGTGGACGAAAGGTGACAAGGAGGCCAAGCGCGTCTTCCTAAACATGCTTGCCACCCACACCCTCGCTGCCGGCGTAACGGGCACCATGTTCCAGCCAATCAAGTGGGCTGCCGGTCTGGTGCTTGCGTTGTTTGGCGACGATGACGAGCCGTACGATGCGGCGTCGGCGGTCAGCGGGCAGGCGTTCGACTGGTGGTTCCAGAAAAACCTTGCAGCGATCACTGGCTCGCCGGCGTTGGCTGAAGCTGCTGCCAAGGGTATACCGGCAGTTCTGGGCGTCGACATGTCGAAGCGGCTTTCGATGGGGTCCATTTTCATGGCCGACCTGCGGCCGGAGAACGCCGACTCGTTCCTTGGTAGTGCGGTTACGTCTTTCGGTGGACCGTGGATCGGTATCGGCGTGCAGTGGGGGCGTGGCTTCCAGCAAGTCATGGAAGCGTCTGCCAACGGTGACGTGCGCGGGTTCTTCCGTGGCTTGGAGTTTGTCACGCCGAAGATCGTCCGCGACTTTTTGCGCGCTGGCCGCTTTGCTACCGAAGGCATCACGTCTACTCGGGGTGACGTACTCGTCCCGGCGGACGACGTTTCTCCGCTGGAGCTGTTCACTCAAAGCCTTGGCCTTACTCCGACGTCGGTTTCTCGTTTCTACGACAAGCGGGAGTACCTCACCCGTCGAACGCGCCTTGCCACTGAGCATAAGCAGGAGATCGTGGAGCGTATCCTGAAAGCCGACCCGTCTGAAATGGGTAAGCTCATCAGCGAGGCTGTTCAGCACAACAAGACGTACCCAGACGCCCCGATAAGCGTCGCTGGCTTGATTCAAGCCATGCGGAACAAGCGTGAACGTGAGGTGCGCACGCAAACCTACGGAGCGAACCTGAATGACCGGCAAGCAGCGATCCTCGGGCGCGAAGCAGACTTCTTCAGATAGCGACCGCCCCACCTGCCCCCGTTGCGGGCGCAAAATGTTCCGCATGGCCCGCACCGCTACTGGCCGATTAAGGTGGGGGTGCAGGACAAGGAGCGGTGGCGAAGACTTGTATTGCTACAGCACGACTACACCCATAGACGGGTACGTGGCGAAGCAAAACGGGACAAACGAGCGCGTCGGTCGGCCGCGGTTCAAACGAAACCTGACCAGCCGCCGGCTCGTAGTGACCTCGGCCCAGAACGCTACCCCAGTTCATGCGGGGTTCCTAGAAGCACTGAAGGGCTACTGCTCGGTCTGGAATGCCGACCTCGTGGTCATTCCGACCCGCTACAAGAACCCGACTTCCCGGTGGAGTCAGTCACAGCAGAACGCTGAAGTGTGGGATCCAGCCATCACGCCGTACCTGCACAACCAGCGGAAACGTCTGAGCAAGCACCTTATCCTGCTCGGGGACATCAAGACCGTCCCCACTGCCCAGCACCCGCTATCCGGGTTCGAAGGCATTACCCACGGCGAGTCAGGTATCCTCGGCCATTCGAAGATGGCTCTGCGGACAATTGCAACCCCGCACGGCGCCCTACCCAAGATCATGACCACGACTGGTGCGGTGACCGTCCGGAACTACACCGACAGCAAGGCAGGCAAGAAGGGTGAGTTCCACCACGTGTTTGGAGCCTGCGTCGTCGAGCTGGATGGCTCACGCTTCCACCTCCGGCAGATCAACGCCATGGACGATGGCTCGTTCATCGACCTAGACACCGAGTATCTGCCGGACGGCACGGTCCGCCCTGCCCCTCCGGCTTTGGGACTGGTGATGGGCGACACACATGTCAGGTTTGTTGACCCAAAGGTCGTCAAGGCCACGTTCGGCCCCGGCGGCATCGTCGACAGATTGAACCCCCAAGCTCTCGTCTGGCACGATGTGTTGGACGGCTTTGCAGTCAACCCACACGAGCGTCATGATCCGTTTGCAGCAGTCGCCAGACACAGATACGGAAGCGCCGACTTCGCTCGAGAAGTGGCGGAGGCAGTGCATTTCATCCGCGAAAAGTCGGCGGGCCGCCGGGCCTACGTCGTCGCCTCCAACCATAACGACTTCTTCCGCCGGTGGCTGGTGGACTCGGACTGGCGGAAAGACCCCACCAACGCCGTCTTCTACCTGAAGACGGCCGCTGCCCTTGCTGAGCGGGCAGAGGTAGCTGAGGGTGGGGCCAGCTACCCAGACCCGTTTGCCTTGTGGTTAGAGTCGCAGCTGGACGAACGTGACGACATCCGTTGCCTGAAGCCAGACGAGTCCTGCCTCATTGGGGGTATCGAGTGCGGCTTCCACGGGCACCGCGGCCCGGATGGCGCAAGGGGCTCGGTGAACAACCTGTCCAAAATCGGCGTCCGCGTGATCTCCGGTCACAGTCACAGCCCTGCCATCGAAGGCGGGCACTACAGAGTAGGCACGAGCACATATCTGAAGCTGTCCTACACGCAGGGACCAAGCAGCTGGCTTAACACGCACGCCATCATCTACGCCAACGGCAAGCGGACGCTCATCAACATCATCGATGGCAAGGCATGGATGTGATTTCCAAGCTCATCACGCATCCGGGGAGACGCCCCAAGCCGGGGCCACAGTACGACCCCCAGCGCGAGCGCGTGTACGCCATGGAGAGGGAAATCGTCGGCATGTGCGTGCACCACGCCGCCAAGCGGGCTGACCTACTGAGCATTGTTGAGCACGCCTGTAAGTACTACGGCGTCCCCACGCCGAGGCTGGTGATCTCGAACCGCCCTGACGAAGCTGTGTTCGGCTGGACCGACCGCAAGAAAATCGTCCTGAACCGAGGGTATCACGGGGCCAACACCCCTACCTTGGTACACGAGTTGGCACACTGGATAGCCGACCAGTTCGACCCGTCACGTACCGAAGCGCACCGGCCCCAGTTCGTAGGCATCTATATGCACCTGTTAGAGAAGTACCGGCTCATGCCGGAAGCCGGTTTCCGTAGCCTCGCCAAGAAGTACAAGGTGCGGATCTCCTCGAAGTTTCTGCCAGAGGACCTTAAATCATGGGCCAAACAAAACTCGTCAGCCTGATCGAGCAGCTTCTGAACGTAGCTTCCGGGTTCGTGTTGAGTGTGCTAGTATGGCAGGTGGTTGGGCCGCTGTTCGGCTATGAAGTCACCCTCACCGCCAACCTCGGCATCACCAGCATCTTCACAGCCGTCAGTGTGGTACGTGGGTACATCTGGCGGCGCTTCTTCAACGCGAACCTCCATGAAGCCGTAGTGCGCTGGGTCAGGAACTTCGCCGAATGAACGATCCTCTGAAACCAAAAGACACCAATCCCAAGGACGCCATCGGTGCGACCAAGCTGCCGATGCACCTCGTACCGTCATCTGTGATGACCTACGCTTCGCTGGCATTTCTCGAAGGTGCACTGAAATACGGCAAGTACAACTGGCGGGTTGCGGGGGTGCGAGCCTCTATCTACCTCGACGCTATGCATCGGCACCTGCACAAGTTCCAGAACGGCGAGTGGGCTGACCCCGAGACCAACGTCCCTCATCTTGCCAGCATCATCGCCTGCGCCGGCATCCTGTTGGACGCCAACGAATGCGGTAAGCTGACGGACGACAGGCCGCCGGCTGTGGACTACCGCATTGCCATTGACTCGCTGATGCCTGTCATTGAGAGTCTGAAGCAGCTCCACAGTGACAGGAACCCCCACCACTACACCATTGAGGACACGAGACGTGAAGAAGCCGACACGTGAGAGCACCAAAGCGTACTACGACAAGTACCACGGCACGGAGGAAGCGAAGAAGCAGCGCGCCATGCGCAACGCTGCGCGCCGTCAGGCTGAGCGCGAGGGCAAGGTCAAGAAGGGTGACGGGAAAGAGGTCGACCACAAGAAGGCTCTGAGCAATGGCGGGACCAACGCCAAGAGCAACCTGCGAGTCGTCGACCGCTACACGAATCGGTCGTACAAGCGCGACAAGAACAACAAGCCGATCTGACTACTGCAGCCGTTCAGGGATCTGCACGAAATAGCTCACCCCCGTGCCGTCAGGCCGGGGGATTCCCTCGGCCACGAACATTGCGTAGGGGATAGGGCTGATGATTTCCTCTGCCTCCGTCTGTGACTCGGCCGAAATCTCGACCTCGTAGGTCTTTCCACCGCGGTGGATCTGAAACAAGTACCAGTTCATGACACGTCTGCTACTCCGTTGACTGATCGGTGTCATCGACGTCTGACGTGTAGTCTACCTCGATGAGCCCCATCTGCGGAAGCGCGTACGATGTACCAGCGCCAAGCACTCCGCGGATTGTCTTGGCATGCAGATTCCTGCGTCTCATGTCGGCGATAATCAGTCGGGCCGACGTGCGGAACTGCCGCTCAGAATAGTCGTTGAACAGCTTGACCGGAAACCTGACGTGGCCGTCTTCAACTGAACGGTGCACGGTGATCTTGTCCGATGGGTTGTTAGGCGGTCGAATTATGCGCGGGTCCCCGCTCTTTCCGCGGCCCCGAAACTTGTCGGTGACCAACACCTCTGATTGATAGAACGCCAAGAACGACGCGATGATCTCCTCCGGGCTGACGCTCGCGGCTGTGGAAACACGTCGCTGCCGCATGCTCGTCAGCACTGCACGCAGCTGTTTGTACAGCCTCGGGACGTCGAACTTGCACACACCAGCCTCGTTAGCCAGCTGCGCCCCCGCCAGCAGCACTGCCATTGTACCCACCCAGAACCGCTCAACTGGCAGGGCGCCGACGTCTTTGGATACCTTGACCTGCATCGCCTCGACCAGCTGCTCGACCTGCTCGAGGTGCGTGACGAGATAGCGAGCATACTCAACCCCAGCCCAGCCGTAGCTCTGGTTGAGCGTAGCTACCGCCCGCTGCACCTGCTGACTAGCCTCGACCGAGCACTCCAAGGCGTCGGCCGTAACCTCGAACGTCCGGAGCACGCCGGCGTCTGAGCCGGAGCCGACCGTGGCCATGGCGTCGAAGATTGAGTCGTTGCTGGCGACCACCACCATCGTCTGCCAGTCGTAGACCTCACGCAGCGACGATGACGAGTCCAGTCGGGACTTCTCTTTGCCCTGTGTGATCTGGAAGGCCAGCTTCTTGAAGCTCTCGATCGTCTTCTCGCCGCGGACCTCATCCCAGTAGGCCGGCAGGTTCTGAATGAAGCCGACCTTCTTGGCGACCGACAGCACCGTATCGTCGACCGAGTTCACTGCCTTGGTAGGCGACCCCCAGACGGCCTGAGCCGCCCGCATCGCCGTCGTCTTGCCGGCACCGGACTGCGCCGACACGAACGAAAGAATCGACCCCTGCAGCCCGGCAAACCTGAGCAATGGCGTCGCGAATGCGCTTGCTAACATGATCGTGGCGGTAGGGGAACCGTCTTTCAAAAGCATGTCAGCAACGGCACGCCAGTCCTTCGGGTCGCCAATCGGCGTGTAGTGCCGGGTCAGAACCTCGAAGTCCTTGGTCGGTCTGACTCCCGTCTTCTCCGTGCCATCACGGTTAAGCGTGATGTTGGCACAGCCGAAGCCAGATATCTGGTTGTTTTCGTCCGTGAGCCAGCCGAGCTGCTCTGAGAGCGTCTCCACCTGCCGGGCCTGCTGCATTTTCTTCAGCCACGTACTCATGAGTTTAACGAATGCCTTCGTTTCCTGTTCGTCGATTGGAACCCCTACCCTGAACATCTCCTCGCGCAGCTTCATCGTGTTGCCGAGGGTTGAGGATGGTAGCGACACCTGCTTGCTGGAATTGTTACCCAAGTGGGCGCGGAACTCGAGCCCGTGGCTGAGCTTGCCGGCGACGCAGACTACCTTGACGTCGTCGATCATGTAGGACAATGCCTTCTGCCACGAGTACTTTTTGGTCTCCTTGTCGTAGACCTTCATCTCCATAGACCGGCCGTCGGCTCCGGGGCGCCACGTAGTCAGCACTACGCCAGCTTTGGCCGCCGGGCTGTTGGGCGTCACGCTTTCAAGCTGAACCGGCGACTTGATCTTCCCGTAGAAGGGGCACGTGATGCACTTCGCTGAGTGCCACTGCTGGAAGGTTTCGCACAAGGTGGGGCCAGACGTGTTCTCCAGCTTGCCCTGCCACTTCCGCTCCGTCGCCTCGTGCTCGTAGTCAGGGTGCCCCTCGGATACCTTGTGCACCCAGTTCTCGCCGTCCTCACAGTGCTTCAGCAACTGCAGGGTGGCAGACCACTCGGGCTCGCTCTGGTGCGCACCCTTGGTCTCGACGATCTCCTGCATTACCGCGCATTGCGCGATGATGTTGGCCATGACGCCCTTGGGCACTGCGGTACCGGTGCCCCCGGTGTACTCGTCTGCGTCGGCAGCCCCCGGCCGCACATACGAGGGGAGGTCACCGAGTACCGCAGGCCCAAATGGGGTAGTAGCAGACGGAACTACCTGCTCGGCAGTTCGCGTTACCCCATTCCCACTCAGAAGCCTGACGGGCTTCGGGGCTGTGGGATCCTTGAAGTTCGTGGTGAACGGTGGTCGAAGCACCCGACAGCTGTCAGCAGTGCAGACCCCGTCCGCCTTGAGGCCGTGCTGCGCCGCAAGATTCTTGAGCCGGGTCGCCAGCGGTTGCCACTCGGCGACCGGCACGGGCTCGGATAGCGGCCAGTACACGTGCAGCCCGTTGCCGCTGGCCACGACGATGGTCGGCGGAGGCACGCCAGACGCGTCACAGAACGCGCGCACGGCCTTCAGGGCGGCAGAGGGCGAGCCGTAGCCATCCTTGTAGTCGATGTCCATCCAGAACGCCTGCAGGGCGCTGACGTTGTCCCTGACGCGGACGACCGCCTTGCCGTTGGCGTTTCTGTGGAACCCCTGCCGGAACCCAGCGAGGGCGAAATAGGCGTCCTCCCCGCTGGCTGCGGCTTTCTGCAGCGCAGCGGCGAGGTCTTCGTGAGTGTCTACAACTGTGTGAGCAAAGGTAGAGTACGGGCGACCGTCTCGGTCTACCCGCTGTACCTTTCGGGCGGCGACGAGCTTCGCCCCCGACGGCGTGACTGCCCGTAGGAACTCGACTAGGTTCATGGGAGATGGGGGAGGGTGTTACCCCTCCCCCTTCCGCTCAGAGGCCGAGCAGCTTGTCCACCATGGACCCGATATCGTCGTCGTCCGCGGCCGACTTGGCCTTCTTCTTGGGCGGGGGCGGCGCCTCCTCGTCCTCGTCCTCCTCGACAACGGGCGGCGGAGCCGACTTGGCCTTCTTCTTGGGCGGGGGCGGCGCCTCCTCGTCCTCGTCCTCCTCGACAACCGGTGGCGGAGTCGGCTTGGCCCTCTTCTTGGGAGGAGGCGGTGGAGCCTCCTCTTCGTCGTCCTCTACGTCCGCTTCACGGGCGGCCGCGCGCACCGGCGGTGCAGGGGGAGCGTCGTCTTCGTCTTCCTCGACCTCCTCATCAACCTCCTCCTCGACCGGAACGGGCTTGGCCTTCTTGGAAGAGGCGGGGGGAGCTGCAGGGGTCGCTTCAGCCCGGCGCCCGGCCGGCGCGCCAGACGCTACCTCGCTGCCTGCAGTAGTTCCCCCCGCGCCCTGCTCTGCAGCAGCCCCCTCCTGCGTGAGGATCCGCGCCACTTCGTCAGAGGCGCGCAGCTGCTCGATGACCTCGTACTCTTCCTCGGTGGCGAACCGTACCACCCGGAAGGTGAATTTCGGGAAGGACGCGTCCTTGTCGAACCCGACACGGACCACAACCGAGTACAGGGGAATACCCTTCGGCTTGAGGACCTTCTCAACGAAGTCCTTCAGCGGGTTCAGGCTGGCGGGCGGCACCCGAAGCATGAACACTTCCGGCGGGCTGTCGGGCGTCGCGTCAGCCAGATGGTGAGAAAAGACGACAACCGTCCTACGGCTGTCCTGACAAGCACGTGACTTCTTGCCGTCATCGGTAATGCGGCTGCCCCAGACGTTGTTCGGGCAGGTGGCGCACAACTCGGACACCGGTTCCAGTACAGCGACGTCTGGCCGCACGCCGTCGGTGGAGTAGCACTTCGGCGGGCTGTTGTCGCCCTCGACGTACTTCGCTCCGTAGTACAGTTTAGACGGCAGGCGGTTAGCCTTGATGAACACAACTTCAATCGACGGCATCGCATCGCCGTTCTCGTCAAGGTACTGCTGCTCCTCGCCACCCTTGCGGACGCGCCATACCTTGCCGCGATAGCTGATGATCCCGAAGCCAGACGACACGCCGTCGGTGAACTCCGAGAAGTCTTCGGTCTTGGCCCGCGCAATCACGTTGCGCAGGTAGGCCGGCACTTCAGCTGCGGGGACCAGATTCTTGGGGGCTACGGTCTTGCTCACTTACTTGCTCCTGACACCGATAAGAGTGGTTGAGGTAATCTTCACGCCGGGGACAGTGACGCCGGACTCCGTCAGCTCGCGGACGACCGTTTTGTTCGCACGGATGTCCATGATCTCCGGGCCGTACTCTTCGGCGAAAGCGCGGAACGCTTCCTTGTCCTCGACACTGACCGAAGTCTCGACCCGCTTGTAGACGGTACCGGACTTCGAGCGTATACTCTCGCTGCCAAGTTCGTTCAGGTCGGCAAGCAGCTGGTTCTCGAGGACCTCCATCGCTGCGTTGACCTTCTCGAGTGACTTTTCGAACTCTTCCTTGGCTTGCTTCTTGTGATTGCGAAGCCTGATGTAGGCCTCGATTTTCTCCTGTGTGTTCATGTGTGCCTCATTCGTCGTTGAACAGATCAAGTAGGGCGCCTTGTACCGACGCCTTGTTTTTCAGCCGGGCGTAAACCTTACGCTCGACCGGGGTGGAATACAAGTGGACGATGTACTGCTTGTGCTTCTGTCCCGGCCGGGTGATTCTAGCACATGCCTGCTCGTAAACTTCAAGTGACGGAACCGGGGAAAACCACACTACAGTGTCGGCCGCGACAAGTGTCAAACCGTGGCTCATGCACTGCGGATGAGCCACGATCATGCGGGGCTGCGGGTCCCGGTTGAAGGCCCCGAAGATTTCATCCCGCTTGGCTTTTGGCGTCGCCCCCGTCACCAGTGCCACCGACAGCTTCCGGCGGAGCATGTCCTCGTACACCGCCTCTGCCGTGTGCGTAAATGCGCAGAAGACCAGCAGCTTGTTCGAGGTGGAGTAGTAGTACGTCTGCAGCGCGTCCATCCGGTCCTGACAGCCGAGTGCCACCGTCTTCTTGTCACGCGTGTACACAAAGCCGGTCGACACCTGCAGCAGCTTCGACATCAGCACTCCCTCGTTGGCAGCGGTGACGGTGCCCTCAGCGAACTCCTTGCGCAGTGCTATGTTCAGTTCACGGTACACCTCCGCCACTCGAGGCGACGGGTCGACCTTGTGGTCGATGTAGGTGGTCGGTGGTAGCTCTACGCAGTCGTCCCGCTTGAACCGGACAGCGGGCTGGAGGGCCTCGTAGACCCTCTCGATCGCATCGTGCTTGTTGACCCAGCGGAAGGTGGAAACTTTGATCTGGGTCTGGTCGCGGAACGCGTTGAAGTGCTTCGGCACGCTGTCAGGCGTGACCATCCGCGCCAGTCCCCAAGCATCGGTGGCGGCGTTGGGTGCCGGGCTGCCGGTAAGCGCCCAGACGTAGGGTGCGTTGACCACGAGGGCGTTCATGGCTTTCCAGCGCTCGGTGCGCTTGTTCCGGTACACTGAGGCTTCGTCGAGAACGATCACGTCGAACGCCGCGTCGATCAGTTCCTTCAGGATGGTCTGCACTCCGTCGTGGTTGATCACGCAGATGGGGGCACCGCTGGCAAGTTTCTGCAGTCGCTTGTCACGCGTCCCGTGCAGCACTGCAACTTCTAGGTGGGGGAAGAACTCGAACACTTCCCGGTCCCACACCTGTGACAGCGTAGACAGCGGGGCAGCTACCAGCACACGTCTGGCAAGACCTTGCTGTAGCAGGTAGTCAGCGGCGTACAGAGCTGCCCGCGTCTTGCCGGTGCCCATCTCCGACAGGATGTAAAGCCGCTTGTTCATCGTCGCAGCAGCGGCTGTCACTCGCTGCACGCGGAACGGCTTGGGGCCGGGCCACTTGTACTTGCTCATGATCGGCGCCGGCACTACGAACCCTAGGTTGCGGAGCAGGCGCACCGCATCCTCCTCATTCGGCACGTGAATGGTGCCGTCGGGCTGTGGGGTACCGAGCCGCAACGAGCGCAGCATCGGGTGGTCTGGTGCGACGATCTTGCCGTCGCGGACCCTGAGTTTAGACGAGGAAGTGCTCACAGGTGTCCAGCCACATTTTCAGTTCAGCCAGTCCATCAGGGGATCCGTCTACCACGAACACTATCCCGCCAGCCTGAGCGATGTCGGCCGCCGTCAGCGCCTGCCGCTGCGTCAGCTTCTTGCCGGGTGCCTTGGTCTCGATCGCAAAGTACCGGCCACGGTAGCAACAGTGGGCATCGAGCCCCGACTTACCGTAGCCGCTCGGCACCGGCCACTCTTGGTACAGGTCCTTGTACGTAGAGAGCAAGGCCTTCACCTGCTTTTTGACTCTGCCTTCAGGAGTCACGGGGTAGCCTCCAGTTACGCAGCATCTTGTTGACGAGCCGTACGTTGAATTCGTGGTCGGCCTCCTCCTGCCTGCGTCTGTCAATACTGGCACGGCATGCAGCAGCGCGTGCGCGACTGGGTAATACCGGCATGGCGAGTGCTTCTTCGTGTGACATACCTGAACGTCGGCGCTTCCAGTACGTGCTTGTCGCTAGTCCGACCTTGGCGCACGCGTCACGGAGAACGGGCTTTCTTGGCACGGGAGTTCCTCCGCCTACTAAATACCTCTTGCACTAGGCCGATCGCGATCAGTGTCACGCCGTAGCAGACGACGAACGCGAGTAGAAGTGCCAGCAGTTCACGCGAGTTCATCGGGTTTTCTCCGCAGTGGTACCAGTAGGCGCAGCCCGTGCTTGGTTATGTGCAGGCGATACACCTGCGGACTGCGCAGCACTGATACGGTCCTGAAATACGCCCGCCTTGCGGAGGTCTGGGACAGGACCGACGGGTCGCACTTCCGTACGTACTTGATCGTCGAAAAGATCAAGCTGAGAGGGACTGCGCAATGCTCGTACACCAGCCAAGCCGAAGGGATATTTTTTCTTTGCCCAGCCGTACGCTTCTTCGATCGCTGCCCGCTCTCGCTGGTGCGCGTGGACCTTGGCGGCGTGTTCCAGTCGTTGCTCCAGCGAGTCGACGACGTCCAGCAGCTGGCGTATTGTGTCCGCTGCAATGGCGTAAGGCGAAGGGTCAGGATCGGTCGCCTCGAACCGTGCAAGGGTTTCAAGCCATCGGGCGATATCTTCCACCGTGAAAAAACTGGGGCTAATCGTATTGCCCTTGCCAGCCGCTGTGATCGGTCCGGAACTTGGTGCATTCATCGTTCACTCCTATCAAACCAATTGGGACACTGCTTCACCGGGCACCAGCCGCAAAGACGACTGCTGCGGGCGGGAAAATCGGTCGTCTTGCCGGCCTCGTACATCTTGTTGACCCGCTCGATGTAGCCGCTCCACGTGTCAAGCAGCTCGGCCCGGGTGAACCGCCTGCCGGTGCATTGACCGTCGCGAAGCCACGCGTACACCAAGCGGAAGTTATCGGCCTCCGGCATGTGCTGTGCCAGCACAGCGGCAGACAAAACCAGCTGGTCCCAGCTGTCCTTCTGCTTGCCGGTCTTCCAGTCAACGATCACGCAGCCACTCGGATGGTCGATCACGAGGTCCGCTACTGCCCGCACCCAGACGTCCTTGGCGAAAAACCCGGTTGGCTCAAGGTTCTCGTTGAGCGCCAGCTTAAGCTCGCCTGACTTCGTGCCGGGCAGAGAGATGAACTTGAGAGCCATCCGCTCGTGCACTCGCATGGGCAGAGGGAGAGGGGTACCCTTCACAACACGTGCGTACAGCGCCTCGTGGATCGCCCTGCCCTCCGCTGCCTCCTCGCTGTCCTCGTCCTTGACGTCTTTCGCGATGCGCAGGTGGTAGTACTTCTTGGGGCACTGCTCGTACGTCGAGAGGGCTGAATAGCTCCATGCGGGGTTCTTCACTTCGCGTCTCCGTAGTTCGCCCCGATGCCTACTTCGGCAGCGATAGGCAAGGTGGGTGCCCACTCAGGTGGCGTGGACATGATGGTGTTGATGCGGGCGGCTAGGATGTGGGCCTTCTTGTGAGGCACCACGTACACAAGCTCGTCGTGCACCTGCATAGCCGGGCGCAGCCCGAGCTCGTTGTAGATAGCGAGCATCTGCTGGATGATCACCGTCCGTGCCAGCGCCTGCACTACGTTCTCTACAATCATGCCGCCCCAAAGGTGCCGGACAGTCCCGTCGTAAAACGCCACGTAGCTATCCGTGGTGTCGCCGTAAGTGAGGTTGGGGTACTTCACTGCCATGCCATTGGGCAGACCAATGCCGTGCGGCGTGATGCTGAGGTACTTGTAGTTCAGCATATCACCACGCTGAATCGAGCCGAGCATTCGCTCAGCAATGGTCCACATCTTCACAATGTTTCGGTATGTGTTCCGATACGTAGCGACGTACCGCTCCGCCGTGTCCGTGTCGATGCGGACGCCACTCTGGAGCAGGAACAACCGAAGTCGTTCAGCCCCCATGCCGTACCCGAGACCCAGAATGCAGCACTTCCCGATGAATCTCTCGTTGGGATCAGCCTTCGTGATGGTCCTGCCGAACAGCTTGGAAGCGAATGCGCTGTAGACGTCCTCACCAGTAGCGAACGCGTGCACGAGCGCGTCCTCGCCGGAAAGGTGGGCGTTGATGCGCGCCTCGATTTGCGCTAGATCAGCCGTGATAATAAGGTGGTCCTCCGGCGGCGTGACCGCGTACCGGATCTGGAGGGGGCCAGCCTTCTTGTCCACGCGTTTCAGGTTCTGGGGGTTGATCTTCTCCGTGCCACCGTACCGGCCGGTATGGGCCGCGTAGTACACCAGCGGGACGCGGAAGTGCTTGAATCGCTGCGCGATTGCCAGTAGTCTCTTTGAGCGTGTCAGGACGTTGGTGGACTTCTGGCTGAGGCGTACCTTGAGCAGCGGCCCGATGGTGGGGTGATCCTCATACATGTCACACAGCTGCGCCCACCCTTCGTCGGTCTTGGCCAGCGCAGGGATCAGCTTCCCCGTGGCAAGCGAATACTTCATCGGGACTTCTACGCCCATGCGCGTCAAGAGGGCAGCGAACTTGTCGTTGGACCGGACGATATTCTGGGCCTCGGGGCCGAGAATCTTCTCGATTGACGCCAGCGCTATGGAGCTCTTCGCTTCCTCGTCTGCCACAATCCGTGCCAGAAGGTCTTCGTCTAGTTCCAGCTGCGGCTCAAGGTACATCCGCAGGGTCAAGTCGATGACCCGCAGCTCTTCTTTCGGGATAGAGGGCAGCAGGTCGCGGAACAGTGCCCGGCAGCCGATGGTGTCGATCGTGCAGTAACGGGCGTACGCGTCGAACTGCTCAGGACTCATGTCACGACGACGCACCCCAAGCATGTTATGGACGTAGCTGCCCTTGCTTATGCCGAGGTGCGGCCGGCGGTTCAGGCAGTTCTCGAGCGAGACCGAGCGGTGCTCCGGCTTGTCCACGGCCGATGCCATGGATCTCGTATCCAGCCACAGCTTTGGGTAGATGCCGAGACGGGCCGTCAGGACCAGCCCGTCGAACATCGTGTTGTGAGCCAGCACCGCGCCGTCCTCGATGCCAAGACCGCGCAGGAAGCCTGTGTACTCTTCAAGCGTGTCGGCGGAGAAGGTTAGCGGCGGATCGTCGTCCACTGCCACCGAGACCAGAATGATCTCGAAACGGGGATCACACACATACTCCTCGGTAGTCATCTTGCGGAGACTGTACTCTTGATCGTAGTACGTCTCGAAGTCGATGGTGAAAACCCTCACCTCGGATCCTCCCACCAACTGATGACAACGGGTAGCCAGACCGGCCACGCGCAGACAAGCAAAGCGATCAGAAAATCCATGCGACCACCGTCGGCAAGTAACGTGGGTGCTAATGTAGCGGGGCCGACGGGGCGTGTCAAGCGCAAGAAAAAGGCACAAAAAAGGCCCACGGTCCGCGGGGACCGTGGGCCTGAAAGTTACAAGGCTTGTAAGTTTGGCTAACCCGGCTGGAGTGCCAGCCATAGATCAAGCAATCTGGCACTGGGCGACATCGAGTAGTAGATGTCTGGGTACGGTATCTGTGAGGCGTCGTCTGTTTCAACTTTGGGGACCAGGTGTTTGACGGCCAGAACAGCGTTGATACCGGGAATTAAATTCCGCAGCCGACTGTTCTTAATACAGCGCATCAAATTGACCTTCTCCTCCGGGATAGCATGTCCCACCAACTCACTTAACGTCTTCCTCAAAGATGGAAAGATGTTAGCCAGAACACGTATGTTCTTGCGATCGGAGTACACCATTTCTACCAGCTGAAAAGCTGTATAGATGCTGCACGTGACGATAGACCGACTCACCACAAACAACGCCACCGCCTCTGCAATTTCAGGTGGTAGGTTGGAAGAGTGGATACCTACATCACACAGACGGCCTTCGAACATGGTTGGTAGCCGGACATCAATGGCCATACTCCAGCCTGAGTCAATCATGTCCAGCACCATTGAGCGGACGTTCAAGAACTGGCGGTCCAGCGGTAGCGGGTATGTACTAGCCACATGCCGCAGAGAGTCCCGGTCGAAGGTAATAGTTATGTCCGGATAGCATGCCGCAAACCCGTGACCGTTAACGGCGAACCACGGCTGCTTTCTGTTCTTGCGATCTTCATACGACGTGCACATATCAAGTAAAAATGCCAGCCGTTCTTTGCCGATTGCAGGGATCAGAAGGTGCTTCACCGGGTCAAGCGGGAACGGTACGAGCGGGCGTGTAGCTACTATGTAGCGCTCAGCTTCTTTTCGCAGGCAATGATTGACCTTATAGGCCATTGGTTTTGTTGACAGTCTGGTCATTGTTCTACTCCACCCACGAAATAACAACCGTTGAATCGCCTGCACTCCAACCACCATCTACCGGAGTCACAGGTCTCACAACCACGTCCATACCGATGACAGTCTGAAGCGCCAGTCCGTCTGTCAGCATTTTTAGAAGATCGTGGATGCCGGGCGTCGAATCGTGCTTGTTTACACGCAGCTTCCAAAACGGTTTCAGTAAATCAGCCAGCATTGGATGAACACCTTCTTCACTCGACAGCTGTGTGTGCAAGATGGCAAGGTTGTGCTGAAGTCTGTCTTCATACTCGCACGCTTTGGTTACCCAGTCCTGCAGGACGGCATACTCTGACGCACTCTTCGGCACAATGAAGAACTCGCGTGGCGACGGTATCTTCAATCCACCGGCATGCAATGCGGCAGTGGTGGACATACCTTCCAGCTTGATCACGGACGTGTTCGAGTAATGCACAGCCATGTTTCGGTTGTGCACTTCTATTGACGTGCCGGAGACAGACACTGCCGCCAGTCGTTCTAACATGCTCTGAATTTGGGCGTTTGTAAGTGGTATCGGTACGGACATGCGGCTGGTCTGCATCCAGTTCCAACACACCTGATAGCCTTCGAACGGGCTAGACCTAGTGCGCTTTCTCACAGCAGCCCACCTCCAACCTCAAGACGAATCGTCTCGCCGAACGGTCCTTCCCGGTCACTCGTCGCACACCAGATGACCGGGTAGCCCGGGTCAGCAGGGAACGTACCGTGCATGTCGGTTAGGTACACCAGCGTGTCGGGGTACACACTCTGCTCCGCCACCCACTCGAATGGCGGGACGAAGGACGTGCCGCCGCCTCCACCCAGCTTGAGCTGCAGGGCTGTGAGGCTATCGCCTGGATACAGCGTGTGCACATCTTGCACTTTGGTGTCGCACGCAACGAGGACGGTCTCCTGCGGCTGCACGTCGTCGAGAATTGCCTGTACCTCTGTCAGGAACACCGTAAGCTCCTGACTGCTGATAGACCCGGACGTGTCCACAACAACCACCACCGTGCCGGCCCTATGACCGGCGTAACCTGGCATAACTACCCCCTGTGCCACCAGCCGGCGCCGATGCAGCTTTGCCCACGTGCGCGCGTCGCGCCCCACCAGCGCCGTCAGTCGTCGGCGCAGCACCTCCTGCCACGTGACCTGCGGGTTAAGTAATGCCTCAGCGAACCGCTCCAGTGCGCCGGGCAGCTTGCCGGCGGTCTTGGCAGCCTGCACGGCGCTAGCGACAGCGCGCTTCCACTCTTCTTGGGAAACCTCGGACTGAGCAGGTACGTGCACGTCGAACCCCGGCATGGCGTCACGGCCGCCACCGCCGTCACTGCCGTCACCGTCGCCATTGTCACCGCCGTCACCAGTACTACCGCCACCACCTCCAGACGGTGGCGGGTCCGGCAGCTGTGCGTACACCTCCTCTACCGACATGCTCGACGTGTACCGGCCGTCGTACAGTCCGCCTGCAGGCATTTTGCCAATGCCAGCCTCCACCAGCAGATAGTTGATGACGTAGTCAGCGGCAGTGTTCCACTTCATGGCATTGAAAGGCCTGCCGTTCACAGTGCCGAGCTTCTCGTATTTCTTGGCCCGGTCCATGTGCATCCACATGGCGTGCGCTACCTCATGGCAGCACACGAACATCGCCTCCTTCAGTGTCAGGCTGTTGAGAAAATCCTCGTCGAACCACACCGTCTTGCCATCGGTGCCGGCCGTCGGGATGTTGGGGAACTTGCCAACCTTCATCGTCATCCGGTCAAGCAAGAGCGCAGCGAAGAACGGCACGTGCATCAGCACGGCCGACTTCATTTCTGTAAACCTCTGGCTACTCATGTCTACTCCTTCGTTACTTCGATAGTCAGGTAATTGGTACTGTTGGTGAGGTCTACACGTGTCATCACACGCTCCCCCCGCGAGCAATCGCATCAAGCATCGACCGGATGCGCCGCGCCTCCTCGCCCAGCGACTTGCGAAGTCCAGCATCCTCACGGATAGCAGGCGCCTCGTACTTGGTGAGCCGCTTGTCGATCTCCTGCCGGACCTTCTCGATGCGCGGGTCCTTGGTTACGTTGAGATGCTTCAGGTCCTCGACCAGCTCACGCAGGTTGTCGATCAGCGAGTGCTGGAAAATGGCGTCCGGCGTACCGAACCGATCAACAGCACGGTCGATGACACCAGTGAGCCTGACCCACATGTCCTGCATCGCGTTCTCGAGCATGGTGCGGTTGCGCATTTCGAGCGCCAACGCCAGCTTCTCGGCCTGTGCCCCGAGGATGCCCTCGAAGTCTTTGCCAACAGCAACGGGGTGGAACTCGAACTCAAGAGCGAAATGCTTGGCAATCGTGCTGGCAGGCGGGTACTCCTTGGGGTCGAACGATCCCTTCAGGTTCTGTGCCGCCTGCTGTACCAGCTGCGGGTACAGCGGCACGAAGACGTTGAGCGCAGCCTCCATCTCCGCCTTGGCCTTGGCCATCACCTGCACGTACTCCATGAAACGTGTGTTAGGCAACAGCCGAGCACCAGCCCGGCGACCGACGTCGTTCACGCCAGTCGTGGACCACGGCAGCGTCATCTCGTAGTGCTTGGTCCGGGCGTCGTCGATCGCTTTGTGGATGCGACGAAGCTCAGCATCGGCACCGACCAGCAGCCGCTTGCGCGCCTCGAACGCCTCGTCGTTGGCGCCCGTGGCAGCACTCGCCGCCTTGGCCGCGAACCGGTCCTTCACCTTCGCGTGCCACCGGTTGGTCGTCAGCGTCACCAGCGTGCCGAACTGCCGGATGTCCAGCGCGCTCATCAGCTCGTCATCGACGAAAGACGGCAGGGGGGCAGCCGCGGCCAGCTTTTTCCCGACATCTGCCGTATCGGTTACAAGGCTTGTAACTTCTGTCGTGACAGGTGTCGTGACAGGCTCCGGCTCTGGGTCGGGGATCTCGGGGGTCTCGACGTCCTCGTCGGCGGCGGGCGGTGGCGTGACAGGCACCGGCTCAACGCCCCTCACGACGTCAAACAGCGAGGCAAGCTCGTCGTCCTCGATGGCGGGCTGCGGGGCTGCTGTGATAACGCCCTCGTCGGGCGCAGGCTCAGGCTCAGGCTCAGGCTCAGGCTCACTGCTCAACACCGCCTTGGCCTCAGCGAGCACAGCGGCGGGGTCCAGCTCCACCTTCTCACCGAGAATGGTGGACAGCAGATCGTTGATATCCATGGTCATGTCTCCTTACAGATGTTAGTAGATTACGAAGCAGCGGCAACAGCAGCCAGCAGCTGGCTGTTCGACCGCATCCAGTCGGCGAACTCCTTGTTGTGCAACACCTGTGGCGCCACACGCAGAGCCGCCCGCAGGCCGGCGAACTGGAACTCACGCGGCAGGCGGAGCAGGTAGGTGAACACCGCCCGAGAGGTGGCCGGGGTCACCCGGTGCGCCACCATCTGCATGGCAGCGTACTGGGCGTCGGGCCGAGAAACTGGCGGCAGGCGGCAGTTCTCTGGGTCCTTGACGATCTCCTCGAACGTGGGCAGCTCGTCGATGACCCGCATGAACGCCACCAGTTTTGTCGCCGTGCCCTCACCGATGAGTCCAGCAGCAGCCTCACTGAACATGCTCTGGGGCATCCCAGCGTCGATCAGGTTGGCCACCTTGACCAGCGTGCGCGGCGTGCAGAACGGACCCGGCTTGTCGGGCACCCGGTCAGCAAACACGTCGCTCGGGTTGGCCTTGGCGAACGCCACTGCCATCCAGTGCACCCGCGACTTCTCGGCCCACTCCACCCACGCGTCGAGGTCAGCGTGCACGTCAACCGTCAGCAGACGATTGGTAATGAACGCCATCTCCCGCTGCACGCCTGAGCGGTCGGTGTCCCGGTTGCTCGCCGCGACTACCATGTAGGTGATGGGCAGCACGGTCTCGCCCACACGCCCGTTGAGCAGCAGCTCGGCAGCCGGTTTCTGAACGTCGTGGCTCGCCTGCCTGAACTCGTCGAGGAACAGTATCCCGTGCTGCGGGTCACCAGCACGCAGCCCCCACGGCGCACGCGTGTACGTCATGATAGGCGTGCCGTCGGTGTCTTTGGCCGGGATACCGAACCCACGCAGGTCCGGCGACTCAACCGTGGACAGCAGGAAGGTCTTCAACCCGAACGGCTGCCCCAGCTCCTGCGACAGCTCAGCCACCGCCTGCGCCACACTCTCCGACTTGCCCAGCCCGGGGCCGGACTGCAGCATCACCGAGTACCGCACACCGGTCTCGATCTGCCGCTTGTAGAGGGTCTTGATCATGGTCTTCGCATTCTTGATGTTCATCGTCGTCTCCGTTGTTGTGTTACATGGTTTGTAAGGTAGGCACGTCACGCTACCTCCAGCACGGCACCATCGTGGAGTACCACGACGCTGGCCTTGCGGAGGTTCATCTCTCTGTTTTTGTAGACAAGCAGCAGATCACCGTTCTTGGAAAAGAAGATCCGCAGGTTCAACCGTAATTTGGCAGCGGCGTAGTTGATGCGGGTACTAACTACATGCCCACGCCAGTCATCAGTGTCGATGCGGACAGTCCCGGACGGATACACCGTCAGGACGGCAGTGCCCAACAAATACATGGCCTGCGTACCGTCCGACTCCGTCACGAGTCCGGAAAGAGGTTGATAGCTACTGCTCATCGCGACGTCTCCTCAGCGGCAACGATCAACCCAGACTGCTCCCTCAGCCGCTGCCGCTCAGCAGCCTGCCGCTGCAGGCGCAGCCACTTCTCGGCACGCCGGCGCTCCCGTCTGCGCATCCACTTGTCCTTCCTTTTCATGGTTTTTTCTCCTCATGCATGCTGCCGTCACGGCAATAAAGACGCCGCGCTCCGAGGCAGTCGATGCCGAACTGCCCGTGCACGGCAAACAGATGGTTGCTGGCAAGCTCGTTGACTTTCGGATGGTGACACTCCACCCGTCCAGTGTTCAGTAGACGGGCAAACAGCGGACGGTAGTAGTGTCGGCAGGTGTTGCAGCTTTTCATTGCTGTTACTCCTCGTTGTTGGTCTTTTTCTTGTTCAGGCCAAAGGCTTCGACGGTGCGCTCAAGCACCTCCGCCAGGATCTCCTCACGGATGTACCCTTCCTCCACCAGCTTCTGCAGGAACTGCTTGCCATTGTCGGGGTCCAGCTTCAGCGCATACATCAGTGCTTCAGACAGGAACACCGTCTCTCCGTGCACCAGCAGTCGGCGTCTGGTACGGGTGATCTGATCGTCCAATCTGACAATCCATAGCACCAGTCCTGCCACCGTCCAGCCGGCATCTGCATTGACTGCCCCGGCGAGCAGGCAGGCAACGATGAGGATCATGAACAGAACAGAGTTCACGAAGTCCTCGTAGACGAGGCTGAAGCTGGAGCGAGAGCCGATTGCTGCGTCGTTGATTTTCATGGTTGTGTCTCCTCATGTGTAGGTGTGTTTTAGTACGTGAACAGTGCCACGTAACGGAGCGTGGTATGTGACGGTTTTTCAGGCAGGGCGAAGTAGTAGCGCTCACCTCCTTTCACTGACAGCTCTGCACAACGCAGAACGTCTTCCTCGTTTTCGAACTGGAATTCGATGTGCGGATCAGTCCGACTGAACACGTCAACTAGCGTGCTACCAAGACCAATGGTCCAGTAGCACCCAAGACTGGTGGGCCGTAACCAGCCAAGCAGCAGGCCGATCTCGTAGATGTCGGAGTGCTGCAGATAGAACGGCGCCGTACTCAGTATCGCCCGCACGCCGGCAGGGTACTGTTCAGTCAAGTCGCTAGGGTAGAAGCGCCCGGACCGCAGTGAGTAGTCAGCCATCATCCTTGTCCTCAGCTGGTTCAGCTCGTCGTTCTGCAAGTAGGACGGCTCACTGGCACGACACGGGCGGTGGGCTGTGGGGCTGTTGGCACGGACCTTGCCGAACTCAACCGGACGGACCAGCGGGTAGAGCAGATGATCAGTGAACAGCTCCGGCACTTCGCCCGGCTCACCAGCGGGGTGGGGGACCAACTGGAAATAGATGATGAACATGTTGATACCCCACGATCAGAAGCGACCCACGCCAGCGGCAGGGGGGCGGTTGGCACGGGCCAGCAGCTGCTGGCGTTGCGCCTCACTGAAGAGCGGGTTTCCCGTCAGGTCGTAGTACGCCGACTCCAGTGCGAACAGGTGGTCGGGTGGCAGGGTGGACAGGTGCTGGCCCACCGTGTCAGCAATCGTTTCGGCGGCACCGGCGATGACTTCGATCAGGTTGGTACGGTTCATGATGATTTCTCCTTCATGGTTTGTTTAGGGAGTAGGCACTGTGAAAAAGATTTCCGAGGCTTGTTTAGAGACTCGGAAATTTACAAACCTTGTAACAAGTGATGCTGAAAGCACCTGTTGAGAAAGGCTGGGTATTTATAGTAATTATAGTAGGGCGGTTTCGATGACTATAAATAATCGGGTTGTTAAGTGGCAGGGAGCGAGTTTGTGGGGCTGTGGGGGTTAAAAGCAGCGCGCGACTATAAACCCTGAAACGTGGGCCGGGAACCACGCTTTGAAGTCATTGTTTCTAAAGGGAAAAGCAATTAAAGTATTTATAGCGCGCTTTAGAAATAGAAGACCCCAATGTACTACACACACCCCGCACTGATATAAGCCCACGAAACGCAAAGTCCTTACGTAGGTTCTATTTCTAACCTCTACTATAAATACTATAAATACTATATATATTTATAGTCCGCACTCTGCCTTGGTTTATTTATAGCTCACTGCCGCCCTGCCCGCAGCAGCAAACGCTATAAACCCGGCAGCCCTCCGGCCCGCCATATGCGCTGATGACAACGGCCCCCCGAGGGGGTCGCGCGCCTGCCCTCCACCCTCACGGCCCGGCAGCCAGCCGGCCCGACACATGAACGAGCAAAAATGGGCGCATAAACGGCGCTCCGCAGAACAGACACACAAAAAACCCCACGGCTGTCAGGCCGTGGGGTTGCAGGCACATGTTTACAAGGCTTGTAAACGTGTGTCAGGTAGGCTCAGGTCCACGACATCAGTTCGCGGCTCAAGTCATCAGCCACCATACCGATGTAGGTGGAGTTTTCGAGGTTCAGCCGAATGGCTTCCTGTCGCCGTTCGGCGAGATCGTTGTAGATGCTGGCGGCCACGCGCCACGCATGCTCGTCGCAGGTTTCGTTGAAAACTTCCAGCCATGAAAGCGCAAGGTTCATCAGTTCCGTGGGCGTCAAGTCATGACCGTCAATGTGCGGGGTCATCGTGATTTTCCCAGAGCATGAAGCGAAAAACCCCACGGCCGTGAAGCCGTGGGGGTGAAGGGACGTGAGTTACAAGCCTTGTAACTCAGGCCAGCGAGTACTTCGCCATGAGCCGCGCCAGCGCGTCGCGGAAGTCGCGCGGCAACGACTTTTCGTCGCACAGGTGCGTCAACGTCTTCACGGCGCGTGCGCGCTTCGCCTTCGGCGTCGCGGTTCCTGCGATCGGCTTACCGGACTTGTACCATGCCACGACGTCGGCGACCGGCAGGCTATCGCACTTCCGCGCCAGCTGGATCGCCAGCGCGTAGCCGATGCGCGTGTTACCGATCTTCTGCATCACGGCCGTGAAAGCCGCCGCGTTCCGGAACACGCTGCGGATTTCCGACTCGCGCACCGCCCGCGACGGTAGCTTCTGCAAGCCGCAGAGTGCGACGATTTCGGCGACCATGAAGTTGATTTCTTCCTTCGTGCTGGCACGTTCCTCGCGCTTCAGACGCGCCGCGAACATGCTCGCCGACTCCGTCAGGATGTCGGCCGCCGACACGTTGAGCGTGTAGGCTCGCGCGAACGTTTTCGCGATGCGCGACAGTTCGGCAGGATTCGTGATCGTGTTGGTCTGCTTAGTCATGTCAGTACTCCAGTTACAAGGTTTGTAAGTCGCTGCACGTGTGCAGCGATTGCGGGCATGCACCATGCGCGCCCTTCATATACCGTGACTTAGGAACGCCTCGGGCTGTCGGGCGTCAGTGGGCGGGGGTAGGGGGTACCGGGCCAAGGGGGGTGGGGGGTGGGGGTCCTGCTTATGGCCTTCGCAAATATGTCAGCCCCAAATCCAAACAGACCCACGAAACTCACCCCTTGACACCCACACCCCAACAGGCCCACACTACGCCCACCAAAGGAGGTACCCATGCCACGCCCATCCATCAACGGAACCCGCATCCATGTGATTGTCCCCGACGATGACATTGCCGAGCTTCATCGGCTGTCAGACAAGACTGGCCTGACTGTCAGCGAACATGTCCGCGCGGCCGTGCGCCAGTACATCGAGCGTGTTCTTTCCGCTGCCAAGAAGGAAGCCGCCCGTGCCAAATCCCGATCTTGAGCCCCCGGAAGTGGACATCGACTACACGCCGGTGCGGTTCATGGCCGCGCTTGAGATCCAGTGGGTGGCGCTGTTCTTCCCCTCCCGCTACAACTGGGTCGACTTCACCTTCATCGACCTCACCATCGAGCACGAGCAGGTCCTCAACAACTTCAACCTGACCATCGCGTTCATGGGCTTTAAGCTGTTGCTGGTCTACACCTACGGTGACCTCAACGAATTGCGCGAGCGGCTCCTCAAGTCTCGTCCTATGAAGGTCAACATCACCGGGGGTGACCAGTGAGCACCGACAGTCAAAGCGGGGACACTACTCCGCCTCCCCCACTGCCGCCTGTGCACATCTACCACGTGGTCATGCACGTGCCGGTGGTCATCGCAGTGGCGGCCCGGCGGCGCTCCGACGCCCAGCGGGCTGCGCTTAGCCGTGCGGCCGAGCAGAAGCCGGTCTACGGCTGCTCGCCTGTAATGCTGAAGATCGTCGACATGGGTCCGGTCGACACGGTTGAGCCTCTGGAGGCTGAGCCGGAGCCTCTCGTGCCACACCCGCGGATCATCCCTCCGGAATAAAAAAGGCCCCCTTTTCGGGGGCCTAAGAGGAAGCACATGACCAACGGAGCGGAGCATACTGAATACTTGCACCTTCCGCAAGTGTTCCTTGATGTCGGTGCCAACATCGGGCAGTCACTCGCCGTTGCCCAAGAGTGGGGGTTTGACGAGATTCACTGTTTCGAGCCGGCGCCGTTCTGTTGGGCACACTTGCAGGAGATTGCTGATACCCGCACGACAGTCGTTCACCGTTTCGGGCTGTGGGATCGGGACACGCAGGCAGAGCTTATTGACGCAGGTAGCAAGGGTGCTAGCCTGTGGAAAAAGACCAATTGGACTGACCGTGGTTACGAGCCAGTGTTGTGCAATTTCGTCAAGGCTTCAACTTGGTTTCGTGAGAATCTCGTCTCTCCTGCCACCGTGTTCCTGAAACTGAACTGCGAAGGTGCGGAATGCGACATCCTCGACGACCTATTAGACAGCGGCGAATTCGAAAAAGTCACCTACGTGATGGTGGACTTCGACGTGCGGAAGATTCGGGAGCTGCGACATCGGCAGGAGGAGGTTCTTCGTCGGTTGGCGCCGTACCCGCCCCCACGCGTGCTCACAAGTCGTACCGCGATGGTTGGCGCGACTCATCGGGAGAGGATCTTGCACTGGCTCCAGCTGTGCACGAGTCAGGGCAGATTACCAGCATAGTCGTCTGGAAGTGGACCGACCCAAAACACGAGCGCGGTACCTCATTCCTGCCGGACTACTACAACATCCTCTATGCGATGCTGGCCCGGCACATTACTTTGCCGTGGGAGCTGGTCTGCGTAACCGACGACCCCACGGGCCTGCGGCCCGAAATACGCGTGGTCATGGACCCGACAAATGTCAGTCATGCCCGCAGCCCTCACGGGGAGCTGTTCCCCTCCTGCTACCGTCGGTTGTGGAACTTCTCTGCCGAGGCTGCCAATGTGCTCGGACCGCGCATCCTTGCCATCGACGTCGACGTCATCGTCACTGGCAACATTGACCATCTGCTCACCCGTGCCGAGAACTTCGTCGGGTGGGTGGACCGGCGGTTCGTCTGGCGGAAGGTGGCTGGCGGGCTGTACTTCCACAAACCGGGTACAATGACCCACATCTGGGACGAGTTTGACCCGGAGAAGTCGCCGGCAGAGGCGCGGAAGGCACGGTGCTTCGGGTCGGACCAAGGGTGGTTGTCTTACCGGTTGTATCCACCCACGGCGGGGTTCACTGCGGCCGACGGGCTGGCGTACCTCAAGTGGTTGTCGCCTGACGGTCCAGCGCCGGGGACTACTGTGGTTAGTACCCCGGGGGCACTCAAGCCGTGGTGCCGGCAGGCACAGAAACGGTACCCATGGATCAAGGACTACTGGCGTGAATGACATCTCCCTCATCATCCCGTACTACCGGAACTTCTGGATGCTCAGGAAGCATGTCGACGTGTGGGAGCAGTACGACCCGGCGGTGCTCAAGCGGCTTCACATCATCGTGGTTGACGACGGCAGCCCTGACATGACGGCAGAGGAGGCCCTGCGGTGCATGGTCCGCGCCCTGCCGGTGGAGCTGTACCGCATCAAGGAGGACATTCCGTGGAACCGGGGTGGGGCGCGTAACCTTGGGGCCTACGTAGCCAAGACGCCGTGGCTTTTGCACGTCGATGTCGACCACACGGTGCCGCCCGAGACCATGGCTGCTGCCATCAACATTGAGCTTGACCCGGAGCGGTGGTACCGGTTCTGCCGGTGGCGGGTTGGGGCGGCTGATTTCACGCGCAAGAAGGACGCTGCGGACCCGGCTGCGACGTTCGTGGAGATTCACCCGCACGTGGACTCATACCTCATCACCAGAGAGCTGTACTGGCGGGCTGGTGGCTACGACGAGGACTACTCCGGGTCGCTGGGTGGCGGGACGCCATTCCTTCGGGACCTGACGGCCATCGTTGAGCCGCGGCTTCTGCCCGCCTCCATGCCGTTGCATGTGCATACTACTCACTCCGTGCCTGACGCGTCTGAGACCGTGCTCAGTCGGGACACGAGTCGGTACAGTGAGATTCGGCGACGGAAAAACCGAGAAAAGCTGCCGAAGGCGATACCGTTGAATTTCACGTGGGAGAGGGTGCCGCTGTGAGGACATGGCCAAAGGTTCTCGACGAGTTCGAGACCATGAAGAGGGTGGTGGGTGGTATGTCGCTGTCTCGCTACGGCGATGGTGAACTCAAGCTCATGCGCGGTAGCTCGCAGGTGCGTGAGCCGGCCAACGAGGAGCTTGCAGCCGAGCTGCGGCACATCCTGAAACACCCGCCGCCCAATCTTCTGCCAGCTATCCCGACCATGCACAAGGACGGACCAAAGCTGGACGGGTGGGTGCGGCACATGACGTCGTTCGCGGAGTACGTAGACATGGGCCGGGTTTATGGGTCGGCATTCGTGAGCCGGCCCGACAGCTCGCCGTGGATCCTGTGCAAGGAGTATTTGGTCCTTGTACAGCAGCTGTGGGATGGTAAAGATGTGCACGTCGTGTGTGAAAAAGGCAACTCCCTGCTCGCTGTGATCAGTATGACTGCGGCTTCTGTGACCCACGTCGTTTGTCCGTCGCATCAGTCCTACAAGGTTGCTGACAAGCTCGTTAGGCAAGTGCAGGGTGCCAATCTCGTCGTGTTGTCCTGTGGTCCCGCTGCGACGTGCATAGCGGCGCGTCTGGCGGCCGATGGTGTTCATGCTGTTGATCTTGGTTCTGCCGGCGGGTTCCTGCTCAAGCTAGCTTCCATGGACAATGGTCCGGCGGTTAGGGTTGTCCTGCGGCGTCCGAAGGACGTCACGGCGGAGGAGATGCGTGATTTTCTCAGCAAGCACTACGACGTTCTGTACTTTGACGGGAAATTGCGGATATGAAGGACCCGTTTGCCAGTCTTCCTGACGGCGACGTGCTCAAGGCCAAGTGCCGGGCGGCGGTGCAGGGTGATGCTCGGGCAAAGTCGTACTTGCGCGGGGCGCTGCAGGTGCTTGTGAAGTACGAGCGCAAGACTGTTGCTGAGATCGTGCGACACGTGTTGAGGAGAGCGACGTGATTACCGTAGTATCCTGGCTCTGGACGCCACTGACGCGCTACCGCTCGCAGTTCGACCAGACGCACGTCAACACGCTGTTCAGGATGGTGGCCCGGCACTATGCGAAGCCGTTCGATTTCGTCTGCATTACGGACCGCCAAGGAGGCTTTCTTCCGGGCGTGCGCACTGTGCCTATTTGGGGCGACCATGCTGATCTTAGGTCTCTTCACGGTCCTCTTCAGCCTTCCTGCTATCGTCGTCTACGCATTTTTGATCCAGCAGTCGCGGCGACGATTGCAAAGAGATTCGTGAGCATTGACCTCGACGTAGTCGTCACCGGTGACTTGACGCCGCTTTTCGACCGTGAGGAGGACTTCGTCATCTGGGCGTGGCCGTTCAAGAACACGGTCTACAACGGTACGATGTGGATGATGAATTATGATGCCCGACCGCAGGTGTGGACGGAGTTCGACCCCGTGAAGTCTCCCCTCGCTGCCAGAGAGGCCGGCTTTGCTGGGTCTGACCAAGCGTGGTTGAACTACATCCTCGGTCCGAACGAAGCGACGTGGACCGACAAGGACGGGGTGCACGCGTTCAGGACTTTCCGTAATCTTGGTCGGCTCCCAAAGGGTGCTCGGCTTGTTTCGTTCCACGGGCTTCGCAAGCCGTGGGATGAGGATGTCCGCCAAAACCATCCGTGGGTGTTGGACCATTACTTCTGATAGACTTGGCGCATGGCGGTAAAGATCAAAACCTCCCGGGTGTACCCATCGCGGCCGACTATTACGGACAACATTCGGTCGCACACGCTTGCGCTGCAGCTCATCATCTCGTCGCTCAATATATACGAGCGGCGCGTCCGCGACCCGCGCCCGTCGTTCGTCCGTCTTGAGGAGCTGGAAGACCTTGGGCTCATCAAGGTCAACGGCGACCAGATGGAGCTGATCGTACAGGAGTCTGCTAACTCTCACGATCGCCAGCACACGATGACCAGCACTGATGACCACACTGCTGGTAATTGGAAGGTGTTCTACAGCAACGGGGCTGGGCAGGTTACTGAGCTTGCTCTCGGTGCGTCCGGCACGGTCTTGAAGTCGAACGGACCGTCCGCTGCACCGTCGTTTGCGGCGGTGTCTGGTGGAGTGTCAGACGGTGACTACGGCGACATAGTGGTCAGCGGCGGTGGGACTGTTTGGACTGTCCAGCCTAACGTTCTTGCGTATGACAGATTTTTCCCTGCAGTAGCCAACTCGGTACTCGGTCGAGCGGCGGCTACATCTGGACCTCTCAACGACATACCGATAGGACCCAGCCAATTGCTTGGGCGCGGTTCCACTGGGAATGTCTCGCCCATTAACCTTGGTTCCGGTCTCAGCATGTCCGGTACTACCCTTTCTGTTTCGGGGGGTAGTGGTTTTCCTGGTGGCCTGGATACCCAAGTCCAGTACAACAACGCGGGGGCATTCGCTGGCCTGTCCGGGCTGGTCAACGACGGCGGTAACCCCCGCTTCACTGCTCATGCTCGTCTTGACTCGGTGTCCGTACCGTCTGCCCCCGCCGTTGGGGCGGCCCGTGTGTACGGTCACGACTACGGAGCCTTGTCTCTGCCTTCGTTCCGGGCTGCCAATGGGCGTCCGTTTGCCATGTTCAACGGGCAGCTTGGCAAGCGTGAGCGATGGCTTCGGGTGTACAGCGGTACGACGATGGACCTGCAGGGTCTCGGCGGTATTTCCGGTACTGGTACGCAAGCGACTTCCAACCGCTCTCCTTCCGCCACGACACTGCTTGGGCAGGTTATGCGTCGCACTGGTACGTCCGATGCGACGGCGAACGCCATCGGGTCCGTTGGTTTGAATAGCTATGCCGTGCAGAATGTGGTTTACGTTAGCTGTAGCGGCAGCTCGGCCGCTGGCGGGTTCTTTGCCATGATTCGTGGCGGTTGGCCTAGCGTGCGTTCGGACCAGCGCCTATTTATGGGCATGTATACGGCCATGAATACAGCCGGTGAGCCGTCAGCTTTTCTCAATTGCCTTGGCATCGGTGCAGATCAAAGCGACACCAACCTTCAGTGGATGCGAAATGACGGCTCTGGTACTGTGACCAAGACCAGCATCGGCGTGGCTAAAACCAGTTTTGCAGATGCCTTGCTGGAACTACGGGTGTATGTTCCGCCAGGTGGCGGTCGCGCCGATCTCGAGCTTGTGAACCTAGAGACTGGGACGGTCTACACTCTATCCAACGTAACGTCCGACTTGCCGGCCGCAAATGTTGGACTTGGTCCGGTTGTGTGGGCTAATACGGGTACGACTACCACTACTGCAGTCGTGTCAGCTCTTAACGGCTACTACGCTGTCGAGGATTACGGGTGAGTTCCAACGACCCTAACCCGTCGGTTCTCAACTACGTCACTCCTCCGACTGTCGGGCGGTTCATGCTTGACGAGTCGTTCGTTCGACTCATCATCGGTCCGGTTGGTTCTGGCAAGTCGGCAGGTTGCTTCATGGAGCTGCTGCGTCGGGCCAAGATGCAGGCGCCAGACGCTCGCGGGCGACGGCTTACCCGGTTTGCCATCATCCGTAACACGCTCCCGCAGCTTCGTCAGACGTGCTTGGCGGACATCCAGCTGTGGCTTGGGCCAATTATGACCTTCAAGGTCGCCGAGAACACCATCCAAATCCGTACCCCACTGCCGGACGGAACCAAAGTGATCTCGGACTGGATGCTCATCCCGCTTGACACCAAGGAGGATCAACAGCGGTTGCTGTCGCTGAACCTGACCGGAGCGTGGGTGTCTGAGTTTCGTGAAGTCTCCCCGTCGCTCATTGACGCCCTTTCTGGCCGTCTTGGGCGATTCCCTGCCAAAGCCATTGCCCCATGCTCGTGGAAGGGTATCGTTGCTGAGTCGAACCCCCCGGACGAGGATAGTGAGTGGTACCACAAGCTGGAGAAGGACAAGCCGCCTAACTGGACGATCTTCCGTCAGCCGGGCGGTACTGAACCGAACGCCGAGAACGTAGAGAACCTGCCGGACGGATACTATGACCTGCTTGTAGCGAACAACAGCTCTGACTGGGTTGATGTTCACGTTCACGCGAAATACGGCAAGTCGCTAAGTGGGCAGGCTGTGTGGAGAGCCAGCTTCAAACCCGAGTTTCACGTGGTCGACGAGTATATAGAGCCGCAGGACCATATCCCGATCATGATTGGGCACGATTTCGGTCGCACTCCCGCCTGCCTGTTTGGTCAGGTCGATAATCGGGGGAGGTTGGTGATCATGCGGGAGCTGTTCAGCACTGACAAAGGGCTGGAGCAGTTCACCATTACGGAGACGCGCCCGTTGATCTACCGGTACTACATGGGGCGCCGCATCTTCGTGGTGTGTGACCCGGCTGGCAATGCAAAGGGACCGATTGGTGAGGAGTCCCCGATTAAGGCCCTCAAGCGCCTCGGCTTCGATGCGTTCCCGGCTGTGACCAACGACATCGACCCGCGTATTAGGGCGGTGGAGCAGCTGTTCCTGCAGCAGATTGACGGCGGCCCAGCACTGATGATTTCCGGACCCGGGTGTCCGACGCTCGTCCATGCTCTGAAGCATGGGTACCGCTATCGTCGGAAGAAAACCGGGGATCTTGAGGACAGGCCTGAGAAGACCCACCCGTGGTCGGACTTGGCCGACTGCCTGCAGTACATGGCACTGAGCGTCAGCTCGAACAGCGTGGGTAGGATTATGGCAAAACTGAACCCGGCGCCCCCTCAGCAGCCGCCGTCAGTCCGTGGGTGGACTTGATTCACCGTTGATGATCACGCCCTTTTTCTCGCCGGTATCGATGTGGATGTTCACGGCGAATCCTGCCCCGGTGCCGTTGCTCTCCGCCATCTTGCCAGTGCGGTTGGCAAGGGTCGCCAGGATTTTGGCGGCGTCTAGCCGTGAGGCGGCTGGCACATCCCGGCTATGTACCATGCTGTATATCGTGGGGATTGAGTCCTCGAGGGCGATTTCGGCTTTCAACGTGATGCGCCGACCGGCGTTGGAGTCCCCGGCGAGTTTCTCGACGGCCTCCCGCATCATGGCCCGGAACACCGGCGAGCGGCGCAGGGTGTCCCATTGCTCGTCGCTGATGTTATACTTCGCCCGGATGTCCGCCGGCTCTGACAGCCCGGCGGCCAGTTCAGCGCAGATTGTGGCTGAGAGGTGCTCTAGTCCGACGGACGCTTCGATTCTCGGTAGAGCAACCTCTTGGGAGAGGGCTACTTCGGTGGGTTTGGTTTCCATGGACACGATTCTAACCACAGGATGGGCCTAATGGCTACTCCGTCGGCTATCCCCGTTGCTACCCAGACCGGTTCCCTGTTGCGGGTGGTGTCGCCTCAACAGCTGGCTGAGCGTGACCGCGCTGAAGCTGCAGCCGCCGCCGCTGCTCAGGAGGAAGAGGCCAGCCTTTCCCAGCTTGCGTCGTTTGTTCGCGGGCAGCTGGCAGAAATGCGGAATTTCCGCGACGCTGAGGGTATTGCCCAGCGCCTGATTGACTCCCTTCGGACCTACCGCGGTCAGTACCCGCCGCATATCCTGACCGAGATCAAGAAATTTGGTGGTAGCGAGGTCTATGCCCGCTTGACCGCTACCAAGTGCCGAGCTGCCACCGCCCTGCTGCGTGACGTGTACCTTGGTCCTGAGCCGCACTGGGCGCTGACGCCTACCCCAGAGCCGGTAATCCCTGATGACATCAACCGAAGCATCGACGAGCTGGTAAACGCCGAGGTTGCTACTCTCCAGCAGAGCGGCCAGCCAGTCGACCAGCAGATGATTGACGATCGCGTGATGCAGCTGCGCAAGGCTGCCAAGCGTGCGAGCAAGAAGAAAGCCGTTGAGGAGGCCGCGGCCTCGACCAGTGTGCTCAACGATTTGCTGGTAGAGGGTGGCTACTACGAGGCCCTCGCTGAGTTCCTCATCGACCTGCCAATCTTCCCGTACGCGGTCATCAAGGGTCCGGTAGTCAGGAACGTCGTTCAGACCAAGTGGCAGAATGGCGCGCCCATACAACAGCGCGTCCCGAAGATGTTCTGGGAGCGTGTGTCGCCTTTTGACCTGTACTGGTCGCCCGGTGCCAGTCGTGTTCAGCACGCCAATTTCATTGAACGCATACGCCTCTCGAGGGCTGACCTGACACAACTGAGAGGAGTTCCCGGGTACGACGACGATGCCATCACGCAAGTATTGGAGCGGTTCTGGAACAGCGGGCTCTCTGAGTGGTGGAGTTCCGTGGATACTGAGCGACGCGATCTCGAGGAGCGTGAGAGGTGGGGGCGGTCTGCATCGTCGACGCTGATTGACTGCGCCGAGTTTACCGGCTTTGTTTCCGGACGCCTGTTGCGTGACTGGGGGATGCCCGAGGAGAAGGTGCCTGACGAGGTTGAGGAGTACTTCGTCACGGCGTGGCTCATTGACCGCTGGGTCATCAAGGTTCAGATCAACCCCTACACGACGCAGCGAGCCCCCTACTACATCTCGTCCTTCGAGAAGATCCCGGGCGGCTTGATCGGCGCCGGCCTGCCCGAGCTTCTCGAGGATGTGCAGACTGTCTGCAACGCCACGGTCCGCTCGCTCGTCAATAACCTGTCCATCTCCTCTGGCCCGCAGGTGGTCATCAACCGTGAGGCTCTCCTGCCGGGCGCCGAGATGTCCCTGTACCCGTGGAAGCGGTGGGAAGTCAGCTACGACCCCAATACCGCGTCTTCCGGCCGCAGCCCAGTCGAGTTTTTCCAGCCCAACTCGAACTCTCAGGACCTGCTGATGGTCTTCGAGAAGTTCTCTGTCATGGCTGATGAGATCAGCTCCCTGCCGCGTTACATGGTCGGTAACGAGCGGGTGGGAGGCGCAGGGCGCACGGCGTCCGGTCTGGCCATGCTCATGGGCAACGCGAGCAAGACCCTGCAGAACGTCGCTGCCACCATCGACCGAGACGTCATCGAGCCGCTCATCACGTACCTGTATGACATGGTGATGCTGACACAGCCCGGACTCCTCCGCGGCGACGAGGTCATTGACGTGCGTGGTGTCAACCATGCTGTGAAGCGTGAGCAGGACCGGATGCGGCAGCTGGAGTTCCTGCAGCTGACTGCTAACCCGATCGACATGGCGATTGTCGGTCCGCAGGGACGAGCCAACGTGCTGCGTAGCGTCGCCCAGAATCTTGGGCTGGACCACGAGCGCACTGTGCCGTCTGATGAGGAGCTGGCAGCCCAGATGAATGCCGTACCTCCCGGTGGGCCTTCCCCCGGCGCCGGCCCGCCGGGCATGATCCCCCCCGGGCAACAGCCCAGCCCCGCGGACGCCCGCGCTGCCGCCGAGGAGGTACGGCGCCCTGTCGA